GTGACAAATAAATTAATAAAAGGTGAAAATGATTTTGAATCATGGTGTAAAAAAAATAACCGAAACGATTTATTGTTATTATGGTCACCGAAAAATGTAGATGCATTACCTTCAGATTTTCATTATGGTAGCGGAAAAAAGGTATGGTGGAAATGCCAAAATGGTCACCCTGATTATGAAATGCCAATTTGTAAAAAAAGCAAAAGAAATTTTGGGTGTCCTTATTGTTCAGGTCAACGTGTTTGTATAGATAATTGCTTGGCTACTACTAATCCAGAAGTTCTTGAAGAGTGGGATTACAACAAAAATCAAATAACTCCATATGAAGTCAGTAAAGGTAGCGAAAAAATCGTTTGGTGGAAATGTAATAAAGGTCATTCATATGATATGTCTATTCATAGAAAAATTAGAAGTGGGTGTCCGATTTGTTCTGGTCAACGAGTTGATAAAGACAATTGTTTAGCAACTATTAATCCAACTATTGCTAGTCAATGGCATCCTACAAAAAATGGTGATTTAACACCATCTATGGTCACTTGTGGTACTCATAAAAAAGTATGGTGGATCTGCGAAAAAAAACATGAATGGGAAACACCAGTATATGTAAGAACTAAAATGAATTGTGGATGTCCAATATGTGATGGAGAAAAAAGAACATCTTTTCCAGAACAAGCTTTATTATTTTATTTGAGCAAGTTATTTTTAGTTGAAAGTAGAGTTAAGGTAGACAAGGTCGAGATAGATGTTTATTTACCAAAAATTAAAGTTGGAATCGAGTATGATGGAGAATTTTTTCATAAAGGCCTTGATAATGAAATAAGGGAAAAAAAGAAAAATCAAAAACTTCTAGAAAAAGGTATAACACTAATTAGAATTAAAGAAACTAAAAAGCAAATAGAATTTAGCTTGGATAAAACATACTATGGTTTCGAAATCAAATGTCATTATGAGCAATCATATGAATATATGAATAAAGTCATATCTTATGTTTTAGATTGTATTTCTAAATTATCGAACGGTAAATATTCAATTAATATAAACGTACCAAAGGATAAAAATACAATACTAGGACAATATTTAATTAACGAAAAAGAAAATTCGTTAGCTATAAAAAAACCATTGGCATCCGAGAAATGGGATTACGAGAAAAATGGTGAAATTACTCCTAGTATGGTTTCTTATAGTTCGAAGAAAAGATTTTATTTTAAGTGCAAATACTGTGGGAATGAATGGATAAGCGCTGTTGAAAACGTAAGTGATTCTAAATATTGCCCTAGATGTGTTCATAGTAATGGAAATATATCAACGCAAAAAAGAAGAATAAAAAATATGGGTACTAGAACTTTATCTGATTCTTATTCACTTGCCACTCTTTATCCAAATTTATTAGAAGAATGGGATTATGAAAAAAATACTATTAATCCATTTAATGTGACTCCTGGTTCTAACAAGGTTGCTTATTGGAAATGCAATGTTTGTGGTTATGAATGGAACTGTGTAATTAAAAGTCGAATCAAAGGCCATGGGTGTCCAAAATGTGGAATTGATAGAGCCAGAAAAGCAAAATTTAAAAAAGTATTGAATATTGATACAAATGAGATTTATGAGTCGGTTGATGAAGCTGCTAAAATAAATAAAATAAATAGAATATGCATATCGAATTGTTGCAAACAAAAACAAAAAAGTGCTGGTGGCTACCATTGGAAGTATGTTGATGAAGAGGATGAATCATAATGTACGGATTAGTAATGTTACGAGAATATCTAGATGAGCTTCTAGATGGTATTAAAACTTTTGATGCTAGAGCATATGATACGAAGAAAAGAGGAACAATTGCTTTAGTAGATACAAAGAAGTCTGAAATCATAGGATTGGTAGATTTAGTTGATGTTCATACTATATCAGCTAAAGAATATTGCGATTGGCATACAACTGGTAAATGGTCTGGAATGACTTTAGAAGTTGAAGATATGAATGCCACTTATTATGCATATGATTTTAAAAATCCAAGAAAATTAGCTATGCCAATAAAGGTAATTAAAAATAAAAGAACTTGGGTTAATATTGATGATTCAATCAAGAGTCAGTTTATAATTCAAAATAAGTTGTTTTAAATCACTCGAAAGGGTGATTTTTTCTTTTTGTGGTCTAGACCAAATTATGACTTTTTGATAAAATCTAGTTGAGGTGATTTCGATGCTAGATGAAATAAAAAACTTTTTAAAAGAATTCATTTCAAAATTACTAGATGATGAACCAAAAAAGACAGTTACACCAAAAAAAGAAGAACCAGCAAGTTTTAATTATGCAAAACCTGGATTTTCATTTCAATATTTAATATGCAAAAAATATGGGATTAAACCATTAGCAAATTCAGCTAAAAAACAATTTGAAGTAGCATATGATTCTAAATATGATGTTCAATTTTTACCAATAATTGATGATGTATTTGATGCATTAAAAGCCGTTCCTATTGCATGTACTACTATGAGTAGGACAACCGATGGTATAATACCATATAATTTTATACTTTCTAACAAATTAACTCTTTCTGTTAGAATAAATATTGGAAATGGTATGGTTGCACCTAGAAAAGTTGGTCAAGCAGGCTTTCCTATACTTAATGAATATTTTGCTGATATTCTAGGGCATAAAATTGATAATCAAGAGGATATAAAAGAATTAATAGAAAATAATATAGATGATGCATTGCCTATCTTTGTTGATAATCTATTTGATGCTGATTATATTTTATGGGTATTTTGGGATAGAAAAAATGAGTGTTTTAAGTATCATTTGTTGAAAGGTAATGAATTAGTTAATATAACATATGATAAGGATAAATTTTCTTTTTCTAGAATTGGTTATGAATGGGTTGAGAGTACTCGTTTGAGGTATGAAGGAAAATCTATTGCAGAAATACAAATTCATAAGAATAGAGCATTCAAATTCCGTTTTGTTATGCGAAACATAATTCCTTTGTTAGTTGAAAAAGAAGTTAATAATGAAACATTAGGTATAACAACTGAAAAGGCAATATGTGATAAATTTGGAATAAAGTGTCCACCTAGTTTTATGCGTAGATATTCAGTTGAAATGGAGGTTAAAGTTAGACCAGCTATTGATGAAGCATTTAAGTATTTACCAAATGCTGTTGAACATACTGGAAGTACACCTGGTGAAAGAGGTGGAGAGAGCAAATGTTCATATGATTTTATACTAGATGGAAATAAGACACTATCAGTAAAGAGTAATATTGGCAAAATGGTATGTCCACCAGAAGTAGGGCAACCAGCTGCGGCAACTTGTTATTTATATTTCTCTGATTTAATTGAAGAATCATATATTAATGGTCCTATTTACAAAAAAATGGTATTTAATTCTATTGATAAGATGCTACCAAGATTCATAGAACATATGTTTGATTCCAATTATTTATTATGGGTATATTTAAAAAATGATAAATATGAATACAAAATACTAGATATGGATTATGCTAAAAATATAGAATGGGATTTCTCCAAGATATCCTTTACTAAAAAAACAATTGAGGATTGGAATGAAAGTAACACTTTGAAGTACGATGGTATATCAATTGGTGAATTTCAAGTTCATAGAAATAGAGACTGCTATAAATTTAGATTCAATTTTCCTAACTTTATAAAAGTTGTAGAGATGCTAAAAAAATAGCATCTTTTTTCTTTTTATATTGACTATTGAATGATAAACATGTATAATGGACATTGTAATAACATGTGAAGTGGACATTTGGAGGTTGATAGTATGTCAATTATCACTATAGCAGAAGCTGCAGAACTAGCTGGTAAAAGCCAAAAAACTATTAGAAGAGCTGTTGCTGCTGGAAAACTTAAATCAACAAAAATTCAAAATAAAACAAGAATTGAAAAAACTGATTTTGATGAATGGATGGCAAATGGTTGTTGTGGAACAGAAGAACAAGAACACAATGCAATTAAGAATGATGATGTTAATTGGTTAGACATTTCTGATATTTGGAAGACAAATGGATGGGATAAGAAAAAGGATAGATCAAATTATAATTTTATTGACTTATTTTCAGGAGCAGGTGGTTTGAGTTGTGGACTTGTTATGGCTGGATTAAATCCTGTAGCGAGTGTTGAAATTATGCCTCAAGCTGTTGCTACTTATGAAAAGAATTTTATTCAAAACAAAAAGTTTGATGAGAAAGTAGAAACTAGAGATATTAGAGAACAAGAAGTTAAAAATAAACTATATGAATCTGTAGCAGGTAAACACATTGATGTGATTGTTGGTGGTTTCCCTTGCCAAGGATTCAGTATGTCTGGTTATAGAGTAGTTGATGATCCTCGTAATAGTCTATATAAAGAAATGAAAGATATCGTTGAACATCTTCAACCTGATTTCGTAGTAATGGAGAATGTAGAAGGACTTCGTTCTATGCTTAACGGAAAAGTAGAAGAGATGATTATAGAAGACTATAAAAAAATTGGTTATGAAATTAATTTAACTGTTCTTAATAGTGCTGATTATTATACTCCTCAAACAAGACATAGAGTTATTTTTATTGGTAATAGAGTTGGAGTAACAAATTATCATCCAAAGCCTTTATTAGATGAATCACATTATGTAACAGTTGGAGATGCATTATCAAAATATCTTGATATGCCAGAAGATAAATCTATCAATCACATTTTCACAAAAACTAGCCCTGAGATGCAAGAAAGATTAAAAGCTATTCCTATTGGAAAGAGTTTATATTCTAATTATTCTGATGCTTGGAAAAAGGTTGATTGGAATAAGCCTTCTTGTACTGTAAAAGAAAATCATGGTGGAGTAAATATACATCCTATTTTAAGTAGACCAATGACACCAAGAGAATTAGCTACTTTACAATCATTCCCTAGCGATTTTATTTTTGAAAGAAGTAAAAAATGGCAACTTGTTCAAATTGGAAATGCAGTTCCTTGCTTATTAGGAAAAGCAATTGGATTAAGTTTAAGAAAGATGATGGATGATTATCATGGAATAAAAGAAATAAAAGTTAAGTCTATTGAGGCTAAATAATTATTTGACCACTAGAAGTTACATTACGAATCTAGTGGTCTTTTCTTTTTTTATAGATAAAAATATGCTATAATGAAATTTGGTAAAATAGGCTTTAAAGGAAGTGAAACAATGGAAAAATATGAGACTTTAGTTGAATATTATCAAGATACTCATAAGGAGAAAGTCAGTGAAGAATTAAGAGAGTTTCTTCTTAAGAGAGAAAGAATGATTAATTTGAATGGTAGAAAAGTAAAATTTGATGAGTGTAACATAAAATCTTTAAAATTTACTAGAGTTGAATATTATAGCTCAGCTATGGATACTGTTAAGTTCAAACTGATTCTTTTTTCTCAATATGAGTTGATTAAGAATACAAAGCCAGAGGCAACCATTGTTTTACGAAGCGGTCACTTTTATACTAAAATAGGTGGATCATTTAGTACGAAGTTAGATTCTATAAGTGATTTAGAAGAAGATATTAATGATTCTAATAAATATACAAAAAGTTTAGTTCCAGTTATATCTGCCGAGCAATTAGATAAAAAGGCAACAGAGTTTCTTGAATACTTTTATCCAGATGCGCTAAAAGAGCCAATGAGATTACCAGTTACTGAAATGCTTAATAATAAAAATATTAAGTGGTTAAAAGCACCATTAGATGATAATACATCAGGAAAAATATATTTTGCTAGGGATATTGTTGATGTTTATAATAGTGAGTATTCTGGTCCCTTTACATTTGGTAAAAAGAACTATATTGAACAGGTTGAGGTTGAGCCAGCTACTATTTTAATTAATTATGATAAAGTATTTGAAAACCCACCTGCTATGAGAAATACACTTGTTCATGAAGCTGTTCATTGGTTTTTTCATAGAAACTATTTTGAATTAAAGCATTTCCTTAATGCAGAGTATACATGTATGGAATGTTATAAAGCTGAGAATATGTATTCAGATGAAGAAGTATGGTGGATGGAGTTACAAGCAAGAAGACTTGCACCAAGAATACTAATGCCATATGAACCAGCCAAGAAAAAACTAGAAGAAATAATTGAGGAGCTAAATAGTTTATTTAGAAATAAACAAATAACTTTTGTCGGTGCTTGGAACGAAGTCCTTAAAAGATTTGCTAATTTTTTTGGCGTAACACTTACATCCGCTAAATATAGAATTCATGAATTAGGATATTATCAGATAGATGGCATATTTAATTACATTAAAGGTGAAAGACAAAGCGATTATGCTGTTAGAAGAGGTATTTTAAAAGAACGACAAACATTTACGATTTCTAAAGAACAACTTTTAAGAATTTTACAAAGTAATGAAAAGTTAGCAAAAGCATTTAAGGATAAGAAACTTGCGTATACTAATGGAATGGTTGTTGCCAATAATACAAAATACTTTGATGGTGATTCTTTAACAGAATATGCATTAGCACACCCAGAAGAATGTTGTTTAATATTTAATGTTGAAGCTGAAAAGAATTTTATCATTGATGAGCATGGTGAGAAGGTATTCTTATCTAGTTCAAAAGGTAGTGGAAATACTAAAAATATACCTGATGAATATCAAGCATTAAAAGTTATTGGTATGGGTGGAATAAATTGGACTCACTTTAATGCTCATGCTGAAGATATACCAAAGGATTTAGCTGGAACTATAAAATATCATTATGATAAATGGGTTGAAAATGGAAAAGCATTAACACCACCAGAATATAGAACTAATGTAACAGTTGCAGAAGATATTGGTGTTACTGATTTAACATTTAGAAAATATAAGAAGGATGCATCTTCAGTTGATAGATTAAAAGCCTTAAAGATTGGGTTAGCAATGGAATTATCTACTCCTTATCTTTTGGATTTAATTGATAAAGTAGATGAACACAAAGTCAAACTTACTGAAGAAAATATTATTTTTAACACTATTGTATATGGGGCTGCTCAAAATAGAGTTAATATAGTTGCAGTATATAATTCACTTAAAAAAATTGGTAAGGAAGATGTACTAAAACTGAATTCAACCTGGGTTAAAAATCACGCTGATGATATTATTTAAAAAAATTTAACAAATTTCCGTTACTTGACTAACGGATTTACTAATTATTAAAGAAATAAAAATATTAATGATAAGGATAAGTCGTATAGATTTGTCCTTTTTTTGTGCTTTAAATTAGCAAAAATGGCTTGTTTAAGCCCAATTAACATTAGTGTTACTAGCCGTTACTTGAGTAACTATAGTCAAAAAATTAGTTGTGATATATTTATGTTGCAAGTGGTTAAAGTACCCAAAATTATCTGCAGAATAATTAGGGGATTTACCTACTTTAATCACTTATTCCAACCTTTGAAGATTATTAGGTAAAGGTAATCTGATAAGAGAAAGAGTTTAACGATGAGAAACGTAATTTTACCTAATGATATTCCAGATGCATATGATGCTGATGGAAATCTAACTGTGAATTCTTGGAAGCTATTTATGGAAGATGAAATGGAATCCGAGAGAAATGAAACTGATGATTTATCAGATGAAGAATTAGAAGAAATTCAAACTTTGGTAGATCACGATGATGAGGAGGATGAAAGACATGCCAGATATTCATAGTCTTATAAGTCCATCCTATCTTCATACTCTTATTAACTGTCCTAAATCATTACCATCTGATTCTAATGCTTTAGAGGTAGATAATGATGCAGCCGATAAGGGAACATTACAACATGCATTACTACAATCTAAATTACAGGATTACTTTGGAATTGTTCCAGAGGAAGTAGATGCATCAACTTTAGATCAAACTGAACTTGAAGAGGTTCAAGAGGTCTATGAATATATAACTTCAAGATATAAGAAGATTAAGAATGTTAAAAGTATCTTAATTGAAGAGAAGTTGAATCTTAATGATTTCCTTCCTAAAGATTCTTGGGGTTATGTGGATTTTGGAATTGTAACAGATTCAAAGATTTATATATTTGATGCCAAATTTGGCAGAATCAAAGTAGAAACAATTGATGAATATGGAAATCCTAATCCTCAATTACTAGCTTATGCTTGTGGAACTTATCATAAGTATGGCAAACACTTTAAATCTATTCAACTAAATATATGTCAGCCTAAATTAAGGCATTATCTTGTATCAAATTTTTCAACAAAAAGAATGAATGATTACATTGATAATGTAATAACTCCAGCTGCTTATAAAGCATTTAGAGGTGAAGGTGTATATACTCCAAACTCTGAATGTAAATATTGTAAGAATAGACAGCACTGTAGGGCATATTCTGCACAAATGATTGCAGAGATGCAACTACTTGATAAACCAGAAATGATGTCTGATTCAGAAATTGATTACTTATTACCTAAAATTCAAGAGTTCAAGAAGTGGTGTGACCTAGTACTTGGTTATGCACTTAATAAGTCACTTGAATATGGTAAGGAATGGGAATCAATGGTTCTTACTAATGGTAAATCTACCAGAGAGTTTAAAGATGAAGAGGAAGTCATCAAGTTCGCAAAAGAAAAAGGCATTACTGATATCTTCAAAACAACATTACTTTCTGTTGCTCAAATGGAGAAGATGTTGGGTAAAGCCAAGTTCAAAGAATTATTCAATGATTTTGTAACATACAAATCAGGTAAACCTCAGCTTGCAGTTAGAACTGAAAAGTCTGAAGGTTATCAAACAACAGCTAAACAAGATTTTAAAAACGAGGAGATAAAATAATATGGCTAAATTAGTTACTAAAGCATTACAATGCTCATTCCCTCATGTATTTGAGGCTTACGCTGCAGTCCCAGGGGCAGCAGAAAAATTTTCTTTAACACTTTTAGTAGATAAGACTGATACAGAAATGGTTAATAGAATCAATGAAGTAGCAGATAAGGCTATCGAAGAAGGTGTATCTAAAAAGTTTGGTGGTAAGATGCCATCAAAGTCATCTATCAAACCTGTCTTAAAAGATGGTGATGAAAAGGATAGAGAAGAATTCAAAGGTAAATGGTTACTTACTTGCTCATCAGCAACAGCACCAGAAGTTGTAGATAAGGATTTAAATCCTATCTACGATAAAGATGCAATTGTTGGTGGAGATTATATCAGAGTTTCTATTAATTTTAGTGCATACAATGTTGGTGGTCAAAAGGGTGTATCTTGCTATTTACAAAATGTTCAATTAGTAAAGAAGACTGATAAGCCTTTTGGTAGTAAAGCATCTGCATCAAGTGACTTTGCAACTAACAATAATAAAGATTTTATGTAATAAGTGAGGTCAGCTATGAATGAATTATTAATTGATATTGAAACTTATTCTGAAGCTGATCTTGCCAAAGTTGGTGTCTATAGATATGCATCTGACCCATCATTTGAAATATTGTTATTTGCTTATTCAATAGATGGTAGTGAGGTTGAGGTAGTGGATATTGCTCAAGGTGGCAAAATCCCTCCTCAAGTTCTTGATGCTCTTTCTGATAATTCTATTAAGAAATTTAGTTTCAACTCAACATTTGAGCGTATATGTTTATCAAGGTTTCTAGGTTTACCTGTTGGTAAATATCTAGACCCCAATGGATGGTTTTGTGATATGGTTTGGTCTGCATCACTTGGACTTCCGATGTCACTTGAAAATGTTGGTTATGTTTTAGGATTAGATAAGAAGAAACTATCTGTAGGTAAAGATTTAATTAGATATTTCTGTAAGCCTTGTGAACCTACTAAATCAAATGGTGGAAGAACAAGAAACTTACCTCATCACGATTTTGATAAATGGAACTTATTCATTAGTTATAACAAAAGAGATGTTGAGGCAGAATTGGAAATTCATAAAAGATTAGAAAGATTTCCATTACCAGATGTTGAGTGGGAGAATTATCACATTCATGAAGCATCTCAAGATTTAGGAATAATGCTTGATATGGATTTTGTTCATCACGCTATTAGTGTTGATGAGACTAATTCTGAAATTAATTATCAAAAAGCACAGGAAATAACTGGAGTTAATAATCCAAACTCTCCAAAGCAGCTTAAAGAATGGTTAATGGAACAAGGTGAACAAGAAGTCGAGTCCCTATCAAAAAGCGAAATTAAGAGGCTTTTAGAGGGTGCTAGTGGCAATGTTGAGGAAATACTTAAATTACGCCAAGAAATGGCAAAAACAAGTGTTAAAAAGTATTCCACTATGGAACTTGTAGTATGTTCTGATAATCGCGCTAGAGGTTTAATCCAATTTTATGGATCACACACAGGAAGATTTGCAGGTAGACTTATTCAAGTACAAAACCTAGTTGCTAATCATATACCAGATTTAGAATATGCCAAAGAACTAGTAAGAAAAGAAGATATCGATGCTATTACTAAAAAGTATGGTTCTGTATCTCAAGTATTATCTGAACTAGTAAGAACAGCTTTTATTCCAAAAGAAGGTCATATCTTTTTAGTAGCAGACTTTTCGCAGATTGAATCTAGAGTCCTATCTTATCTTGCAGGTGAGACTTGGTCTATTAATGCATTTAAAGAAGGTAAAGACTTATACTGTGAAACAGCAAGAATGATGTTTGGTAAACCTGTTGAGAAGAATGGTGTAAATGCTGAACTTCGAAAATATGGTAAAATCGCAACTCTTGCATGTGGTTATGGCGGATCAGTTGGAGCATTAAAAGCCTTTGGTGCAATTGCTCTTGGTATAGAAGAAAAAGAACTTCCATCAATTATAACAAATTGGAGAAGTGCAAATCCTCATATTGTTAAAATGTGGTGGGATATCGATAAGGATGTTAAGCATGTACTTACTACTGGTGATTCTGTAACTGATTATGGATTTACATTCTCATACTCAAGAGGCATTTTATTTATCAAACTTCCAAGTGGTAGAAGCCTTGCATATTGTAAGCCAAGAATTGGAATTAATGATTTTGGTTCAGAGTGCTTCCAATATGAAGGTGTTAATGGCACTAACAAGAAGTGGCAGATTATATCTAGTTATGGTCCAAGAATAGTTGAGAATTTAACTCAAGCTGTAGCGAGGGATTGTTTAACAGATGCTATAAGAAGATTAGTCCAAAAGGGATATAGGATTCTTATGACTGTTCACGATGAAGTTGTTATAGAAGCACCAATTGGTTCATCTTTAGATGAAGTATCTAGAATAATGGGTGAATCTCCTACTTGGGCAAAAGATTTATGCTTAAGAGCAGATGGCTATGTAGCTGAAAAATTCTATTTTAAGGAGTAGAAGATATGATTGAAATATTTAGAGGCTATGTGCCTACAAAAGATAAAAAGCCTATTCAAAAGTTTAAGGAAGTTGAAAAACTTCCTACTCTTGAAGAGGTCGAAATGCTAGATGAATATGCTGGCATATTAAATGATGAATTTACTGTTATGGATGTAGATGACTCTATAGAATCTGATATTGCTTTAAAAATAGTTGAAGACTTCCATATGAATTGTAGGGTAGTTAAAACAACTAGAGGTAAGCATTTCATATTTAAAAAGAGTAAATATGCTAATAAAGGTAATACTCATCAAATAAATGCATTTGGTCTAACCTTTGATGTTAGAACAGGTGTTAATCAATATATTGTTGTTAAAAAGGATGGCAAGGTTAGAGAAGTCATTAAAGATTTTGATGAAACTAAACCTATTACTGAATATCCCAAATGCTTTGCACCTATTAAAAGTGAAAACAAGTTTATAGGAATGGGTGAAGGTGATGGAAGAAATGGTAAGCTATTCGGTCATATAGCAACATTAATTCATAATGGCTTTGATAAGGAATCTATCATAGATATTATTATCGCTATTAATGCATTTTGCTTTTCAGAACCTTTATCTGATTCAGAATTAAGAAGTGTTTTAAGAGATGATGCATTTAAAGGTGTTACTGATTTATTTTCTAGTGCAGAAGATGACTTTGGTGAACCTAAAAATCCATTTAAGCCTTTAGTCTATACAGATATGGCAATGGCAGAATTATTTGCTAACTATATTAAAAATGAACTACGTTACAATTCTGGAACTGATTGGTTAGTGTGGAATGGTAAGGTCTGGGAAATGTCAAAACTTAAAGCTAAAAAGAAGTATATGGCATTTCTTAAGCAAGTACTTAAAACTGCACAATCAGAAATCAAAGCATTATATAACGGTGAAGAGCCTGATAAGGATAAATTAAAGAAAGCACAGACATTTTATAACTTTGTTATAAAGATGAGTGATGGTGGCAAGATTTCAGCTGTTTTAGAGATTGCAAAAAGCCTTCTTGAAATAAGTGTTAAGGAGTTAGATGCTAATCCATTTGACCTTAATACACCAGATGGCATTGTTGATTTAAAAACAGGAATAATAAGGTCACATGATTCAAAAGCAATGTGTACCAAAATCACATCAGTATCTCCATCAAATATAGATGATTCATTATTCAAAGCTCTACTTAAAACTGTTACTTTAGATAACCAAGAATATATAGATTTCTTACAAATAATGTGTGGAATGTTCTGTATTGGTAAGGTATATACAGAATCATTAATTATAGGACAAGGTTCTGGTCATAATGGTAAAAGTACTTTGTTCAATGTTATTGAGAAGGTACTTGGAGACTATAGTGGAAAAATCCCTGCGGAATCATTAACAACTAAAGCAAAGTCTATTAAGGTAGATTTAGCTGAACTATTTGGTAAGAGATTTGTTTTAGCATCTGAAACAGAGGAAGGTCAAAGACTTTCTAATGCAATGCTTAAACAAATAGCATCTACAGATAGTATTACAGGTGAAAAGAAATACCACGACCCATTCACATTTGAACCTTCACATAATTGCTTACTTTATACAAATTTCTTACCATCACTAGGATCACTAGATTCTGGTACTAAAAGAAGAATTATTATCTGTCCATTTAATGCTGTTATTGAAAAGCCAATTAAAGATTATGCAGAAAAACTATTTAAGAATAATGGTGGTGCAATCATTAGTTGGTTAATAAATGGAGCAAAGAAGTATTACGATTCAAACTATAATTTGCCATACTGTAAAGTCTGTGATGAAGCCAAGAATCAATATATTGAAGATAATGATTGGCTTACTAGATTTATAGATGATTGCTGCAATATTGGAGAACTTGAAAGCCAAGCTGGTGGAGTCTTATATAAGGCTTATAAGCAATGGTGTCAGGATGTAGGTGAATATCCAAAGAAAAATAGAGATTTCACCCACGCTTTAGAAGCAGCAGGTTACAAGATGAAGAGAACTTCTAAATGTAATATGTGGACTGGATTATCCTTATCACCAACCAGAACTTTGGGTAAAGGTGTAGGCACAGATGACTTCTTATAGGAGGTAGTGGAGTGTAGTGGAGGATAAATACTAAACTTTCTTCCGCATGTGTATGTATATAAGAAAAGTTTGGATATTACGCTCCACATCACTCCACACTTAAAAATGCTTGAAAAAGAAATCGAATCTAAATTGGTAAGAGAGGTCAAGAAAATAGGTGGTCTATGTTGGAAGTTTGTATCTCCTGGAGTTGTTGGAGTTCCAGATAGATTAATATTACTTGTTGGTGGTAAAGCAGCATTCGTTGAATGTAAAGCACCAAGTAAGACATTAAGAAAAATACAACTCAAAAGAAAAAAGCAATTAGAGGATTTAGGATTTAAAGTATATGTCCTAGATTCTAAAGAAGATGTGGAGGGGATTATATGTGATATACGAAGCTCATAATTATCAGAAGTACGCTAAAGACTTCATAGTGAATAATAGAGTATCTGCTATTTTTTTGGATTGTGGTCTTGGTAAAACTGTAATTACCCTAGATGCAATCAATGAATTAAAAATTAAAGGACAAATAGGTAAGGTATTAGTTGTAGCACCTTTAAGACCTGCAATATCTACTTGGCCTAGTGAAATAAATAAATGGGACTTTGCAAAAGGATTTAAGTATTCTTTAGTAATAGGAACATTAAAGGAAAGGTTAAAAGCCTTAAAGGAAAAATCAGATATATACATTATCAATAGAGAAAATGTTGATTGGCTTATTAATAAGAGTGGTCATAGATTCGATTTTGATTTTGTAGTATTAGATGAATTATCTAGTTTTAAATCTTGGAGTGCTAAAAGATTTAAAGCATTAATTGGTGTTAGAAATAGAATCAATAGAATTGTTGGTTTAACAGCTACACCAGCATCTAACTCTTTAATTGATTTATGGGGTGAATTTAGAATCCTAGATCAAGGAGAAAGATTAGGTAAATACATAACTCATTATAGAGAAAAGTATTTCTTACCAGATAAAAGAAATGCACAGGTAATATTCTCATATAAGATTAAACCTTTTGCTGAAGAAGAAATATATGAGAAAATATCTGACATTACAATTTCAATGAAAGCAACTGATTATTTAACTCTACCAGATTTAGTATTTAATAATGTGGAAGTTGAACTTGATAAGAAGGAAAGAAATATCTATGAAGAGTTAAAAAGAGAAATGATTGTATCTGTAAATGATGCAGATGAAATAGATGCAATTAATGCAGCTTCACTTTCAAGTAAATTACTTCAAATGTCTAATGGAGCTGTATATGATGAAAATAAAAAAGTCATTGATATACATTCAAAGAAATTAGATGCACTTGAAGATTTAATAGAATTTAATAATGGTAGACCTGTATTAATCTGTTACTGGTTTAAACATGATAGAGACAAAATTAAGACTAGATTTGATGTTAGAGAAATACTAACAGATGATGATATTAATGATTGGAATGAAGGATTAATTCCTATTGGAATTATTCATCCTGCATCTTGCTCGATGGGACTAAATTTACAAAAAGGTGGTTCTACATTAATTTGGTATTCACTTTGTTGGAGTTTAGAAATGTATGAGCAAACAAATTGTAGATTATATAGACAAGGTCAAAAGAATACAGTTGTTATTCATCATATCATTACAAAAGATACAATCGATGAATCTGTAATAGATGCATTAAATAAAAAAGAATTAACTCAAGAAGCATTAATAGATGCTGTGAAAGCCGAGGTGTTAAGATGACAGCTAAAGAATATTTAGAACAAATCGGAAAATTGGATAAGAAGATTAAAGCAATGAAGATGAGAAGTGAAGAATATGATAGACTGTCACTTTCTATTCCTGGGCAAGATTTCTCAAGAGAAAGAGTAGATCACACACCTAATTATGAAGCACCATTCGTTAAGTGGATTATTAAGAAGCACGACCTTGATGTTCAAATAAAGGAACTTGAGGAGCAACTTAAGAATCTACAAGCAGAAGCTTTACTTAAAATTGAGTCATTGGATAATGAGGATTATAAGAATGTGCTAATGATGAGATATGTTAAGAATATGGATTTAAATGAAGTAGCAAAGTATTTGTTCATTTCATTATCAACAGCTAAAAGATGGCATAGAGATGCGCTTGATTCGTTAATAGTTTAAAATAGATATTAAGTCTTTAGAATCCTAAAGACTTTTTTCTTATTTTATGCTAAAATTAGCCTAGTGTTTTGCTTTGAAGGAGAAGAAAATATGGTTAATAATGAAATTGTAAAAGAATTAATTGATAAAAAGGCATGTGATGTTGTTGATGTTGCACTTTCTATGAATATTAATGAAATGTTTTGCAAGAATTCTGAACAAGAATTAGTAGATGTTTTAGTAAGTGCTAAATTAGAAGATATGGAGTTGCAAAAAGAAATTCTTGAATCTTTTTATTTTGGTAAATCTATAAATAATATTAATTATAATAATACTTATAAAGTTGGTTCAAATGAAGTTCCATATGGTTATATGATTTTCAAATGTGTTAATGATGCTATTCAGTATTGTAACTGCTATAGGGATTTAGTTGGTAAATTAATTACTTTTTTATTTGTGCCTAGAAGTGACCAAAATAGTATAAGATATTTTGAAAACCTTGTAGATGCTGTTAGAAGAAGAACAAGTCCAATTATTGTTCCAACGAATGTTATGACTTTAATTGATTATATAGATAACAGTCCAATTTTGAAGTATGTACATGAATTTTGTAACACATATAAACATAGTAAATATATAGAGTTTGATTTGAAATATGATTTATTATCTAATGAAATGACTAGAGAAATTAAAGAATTTAAGTATAAGAATCAACCAATGAATACAAAAAAGGATGTTCTAGCAGTATTAAATGATATTTCTACTGCAATTAATGAAATTAATAAGCAAGTGCTATTGTGTATAAAAAATGACTATACTACTATCTCTAATAGATTACATATTTATGATGCACCTTTAAGATTACAAAAAGACGATGATGTATTTGGTGCAAATCCTGTCATTAGTTCTTCACTTGTTAATGGTAATACGTATGAGGTTGCATATGGTAGTTATGAAGGAAATAGTGTTAGAATTTTCAGTTGGGAATATGATATTATTTTAGTTGTAAGTGCTTCTGGTAAATGTGATACACCGATTGGCTATTTAAAAAGGAAAACTCCAGAAAAAAATTATGGATGCTATTATGAATTCGAATATCATGATAATATAACAGACACTGAAATTTCTAATTTGCTAAATGGCATTTCAAAACAAAAAACATATGTATTTTAAAATTGTTCCTAGGTATAAAAACCTAGGACTTTTTTATACTCATTTTATAGAAAGAACAAGTTTGATATGTTATAATCAAATAAAGTATTTATCGATTTTATTTAGAGGGGAATGATTTATATGTCTATGGTATCATCCGAAGCAGAAAGACTTATTAAAAAGTTTTCAGTCAATGGATATAAAGTTAATAGTGATGATGGTAGAATTCCAGATTTTGTAAAGTACGCATCATTTATGTGTCTATATTGTGAAAATAAGTCATTATATTATTACCAAAGAAAATGCGACTTTGAAAAGCATAAGTACTTTAAGTATTTCGACAACAAGACATATAATAATGATGCTGACATTAGTATAACAGTAGGTGCTATTTTCTTAACACACATATATAGATATTACTTTAATAAAAAATACGTTGGTGATGCATATCTTAAGGGATACCCTGAATTGAGTCAAATGAAAAGGATTGAAGAGCTAGAATTTGCTGACGAAAAAGATATAATGTTATTGTCATATCTTCAGGATAGAGTTCCTTTTGTTATTGAAAGGAATAAATTTGAATTTGATTCATGGATTCTTCCAGCAGAGTATAGAAAGAGTATATGTAAATTAGTTAAAATGAAGTTTGAAACTTTAGCTTCATTTTACATAAATCAATTTAACGAATGTAAGAAATATTCTACTAGTTCAAAACGTATTTCCGAAATTAAAATAGAAGGTTTATTTGGTTATCATTCATATAAATTATCGTTTAATACTAATGAGTCAATTTCAATTATTTATGGTACAAATGGAATGGGAAAAACCACTCTATTCAAAATATTAAAAGCATTATTGATTGAGTATGAATCATTTGAAAAGAATTATAATAATAAGAATTATGAAAATTTTAAGTATTTATGTGAAGAAGTCCCATTTAATAGTTTTACGTTATCATTTGCAGATGATAGTAGTATTACTATGATAAAAAACAAAACGATAATTTCAATATCTTATAATAAAAGAGGAAACAATGTAATTGGTAATTTGAAATTTTCAGTAAATAACAAAAATTTTGAAAATAATGTAAAAAATCATTATAAATTTATAAAAATTTTATTCCCAATTGTCAATTCGAATAATAGATTTTTATTTATAAACACTCATAGAGATGGTGTGTTATCTTCTGTTTCTAATTTGTTAAATGACTTTATAAAAAAGAATGAAGAAAAAAATCTTCTATCTGCGATTTTTGGAGAAAAAGAAAGCCAAGATATTTCTAGTAATTCTCTAGATGAAATAAGAAGAATTAAAAATTATATTAATAGTAGTTCTACAGGTGTAACTATTGATTTGACTTCAGCTCCTAAAAGTATGATGAGTAGCATTGATATTATGACTAGAGACTATGAATCATATCAAATGAGTTTTAAAGATTATGACCCATTGAATAATCATGATTCTGATAAACCTATGCCTTTGTATTTTGAAGGAGCATTGTTGGAATTAAAAAATAATGAATTGTTTAATGATTATGTTAAACATTTTAAGTTAAAAACAAGTTTTAGACCTCATAAGACTAGTGTCGTTATGGAATTGGCAAAAAGACCAATTGAGGATGTATTGGATGATGAAGAACTTAAGAAGTCATTTCTTGTAGATAGATTTAATTCTGAACTATTGAATTTGTGCTTTTTAAAACAAAAATATGAGTTTTTTAAAAAAGCCTTTGAAGAGTTTTATAATGAATATGATCCATCATACAAAAAGTTAATCTTGAATCTAGGTGAAAATCCAAAATTCCTTTATAAATGCTCAAATGGTACTACTATTGATGACTCAAAGTTATCTTCTGGTGAAATTAATTTGTTAACCATTTTATATTCAATTGCTTTTAATACAACAAGAGATTCAATTATTCTTATCGATGAACCAGAAATTAGCTTACATATGTTGTGGGTTCAACAATTAACAACCACAATATCTAATATGGTTAAGTCAAGAGGAAATCAGCAAATAATTATGTCATCTCATTCACCATTCCTTGCAGCTGGACATGAAGAATATCTAGTTGAGGGTGAATTGTTGGAAGAAGGTGAATGATATGGAACTTGATTGGAAAGGATTAATACCAATCTATTTATTCATAGCTAATGAAGCAAATAGATATGAGGCTTTAAAAAAAGGCAAGAAAGTTCATTTATTAATTGTAGAAGGTAAGAAAGATAAAAAATTTTATTATCCTGTACTCAATTTTGATATTAATAATGATGACAATAAGAAGTATCGATTTAATATGCCAGAAAAAAATATACATGTTGATTTTGCTGATGTATTTATAAGTGATAAAATAACTAGACCAGATCAGTTATGGCTCAAAAAACAGATTAAGGCTTTTGAAAAAGATTATAATGATAATTATAAAAATGTTAAAAGATATAAATTTGATTTTGTAATCGAAACCATCAATCAATATAAAAAGGACTTCGACAAATTAAAGAATATTGATTGCTATGGCATAATAGATAGAGATTTTGGTCATGAGACAAGTGAAGAACAATTATCAATAACATCAACACATGATTTTGAAACAAATCTTATAAGATGCTATATGGATGATTACTTTAGCTTTATAGCACCAGAAAAAAGAATAGACGCAATAAAAGTTTTAGCTGATGTTTTAGATTTTTCATTTAGACAAGGAATATTAGAAAGAGAATCTTTTAAATATGTTGCAAATAATCCAAGTGAAGATAATCAAACTATTAGAGATTTCACAGGAAATTATTTTAAGAAAAATTCTAATTCAATAAACTTTATTGATTATGACTTTGATACTTATTTTGAAGACTATGCTATTTTCTATGACAAATTAATTGATAACTATAAAAAAGAAGTAGAATTAGTATATACATTTAAAGATGAATTAGTCGATATTCTTACAAGATGGATAATTGATAAAAATCCAACAAGTACCGACAACAAGAGACTTGATAGAATTTTTCAATACTCAAATGGTCACATTGTTGTCAACCAACTAATATTGAAGGGTAAAGATTTATATCAGATAGAAGATGATTTGACTGAAGACATTTTTACTCATAGTTTTGTAGAAAGAATTATTAGGACAAAATATCAAAAAATATATAGGACTTTACCATTGATGAGATATAAAGAATACCGAATTGAAAATGGTTATTATACACTAATTTAAAAATGAACCTCGATGAACCAAAATGGACCTCGATGAGCCTCAATGAACCGTTGTGAACTTGTCAATAGTGTGGTATCATTATAATGGGAAATCCCAATGGAATATGTGTAGCTCTTAAGAGAAATCTTGAGGGCTTTTTTTATTACCCAAAGGATGGTGATTGAATGAAGAGGGTAGATGCAATTAGAAAGTTTTATAGATCAAGTAAATGGAAGGTAGCAAGAGCAATTAAAATAACAACAGCTAATGGCATCTGTGAAAAGTGTGGTAATGTTGGTACAGAAGTACATCATATAATTCACTTAACCAAAGATAACATTTATGATCCAAACATAACGCTTAACCAAGATAACTTATTGCTTCTATGTAAGGAGTGTCATAACAAAGAACATGGAAGGTTTGAAGGTAGAAGTGATTATGAGTTTGATGAGGAAGGTAATCTAATTTCTATGCAAGATAAACCAAGATGATTTAGATTATAATCCCCCCAGGCAAAGGTTTTGATATGTTTCCAAAGTGCCGTTTGCCCCAACCTCTAATTTACGGAGGACAAAAATTTTAAAATTAATTTTTTAGGATTTGATATCCTATGGCACTAGCAGAAGTTAGTGCTTTTTTTATTAAAACACGATAGGTAAGGTGATTTTAGATGTCAGAAAGAATAATATCTTTTGGCTTAAGAAATGTTTGTTATGCTGTAGCAAATAAGCAAAATGATGCAATTTCTTATCAAAATGTTAAGAAAATTAGAGGTTCTCAAGAGATTTCTATGGAATTAATTGGTGGTTCTAATCATATTTATGCAGATGATTGCCTTAAAGCATCCTTCAATCAAAACGCTGGTAAGACAGTTTCATTAACAATGACAGTTGTTCCAGATGAAGTAAAGATTGATTTGCTTGGGTATAAATATGATGAGAATAATAACTTGGTCGAAAATGCACTTGCTGAACCAATTTATTTTGCTTTAGGATTTGAAATTCAAGGAGATAGAGAGGCAAGAAGAGTTTGGTATCTATTATGTACAGCTCAGCCATTTAATTTCTCTACAAAATCAAAAACAGATTCAGTTGAAGCAAACTCTATTCCATTAGCTATTAGTGTATATCCTGTTCCAATTGGAAATTATGAAATGATTCAAGTGGTTGGATATCAATCACATTCTAACTATGATACATTCTTTGATGCAGTTCCAACAATTGAAACAGAATATGACATTGTGAAGAAGTATGATCCATCTAATTCAAAGAATGATGGATTTGTACTACATGGTAATGATACTTCAGTATCTGGTCATACAAAGGATGGAGTAGTAGTAACAAGAGGATACAAAGTATCAGCATCACAAGTTTTGGATTTTGAAACATTTCCAAATGCAGATAGTGTAACATTAAAAGTTTCAGCATTTTCTAATTCTACATCATCAACTACTAGATTAGCTGTAATGGATAGAGCAACATCTGGAGTTACTTATTCAACTGGATATTATGATTTGAAATCTGTAGAACCTATAAGCACATTGACAGTATCTCTATTACCAAATAAATCATATAGTTTGGTTAAAGGGGATGCAGAATATATGGTTTGCTACGTTGAATTGATTGAGCATTTCAAAGTGTAGGAGGTTCTAGATGGATAAGATATCATTAGTTAATAAAGAGTATAAGAGACTCAAGAAGTTGTTTGAAAACTCTGATGATGTGAAGAAGCAAATGGTTGATGAACTTTTAAAGAAAGCTGCATTCTTGAAGGTTCAGTTAGAAGAATTGCAAGTTGATATTAATACTAAAGGTGCTGTTGTTGCTAATAATAAGGGTGCTTTAAGTGTTAATCCATCTTATAAAGCATATCTTCAATCTGTGTCAGCATATCAAGGTATCATAAAAACATTAAATACAATTTTTGGTAAGCAAATTGAAGATAATGATGATGACTTTGATGAGTTCATAAAGAAAACGGAAAAGAGATAATGAATTATTTAGTTGAGTACTATAACGAGATTAAAAAAGGAAATATTCTTGTTGGTAATGAACTTATGGTAGTTCTTAATGGTTTAATAGATGATCTAGATAATCCTAGATATTTCTTTGATGAAGAACCAGGGCAATTAAGAATAGAGTTCATTGAGACTTTCTGTAAGCATACAAAGTCTCCATACAATGGATTACCTTTTAAATTAGAGTTATGGGAAAAAGCATTTCTTCAAGTTGCTTATGGATTCAAAATGTCTGATACAGGCTTAAGAAGATTTAATGAAGCAATCCTTTTAATAGCAAGAAAGAATGGTAAAACAACATTTGTAGCTGGTATTGATTTAGCAGAATTCTTTTTATCAAGTGGTGGAGTTGATATAGTATGTGCATCTAATACCAATGACCAAGCATCAATCCTTTTTGAGGAAATTAACAACATGAGAGAGCAAAGTAAGGCTCTTTCAAAAGAAAATAGGAGTAGAAAGAATATTTTCTACATATATTCACCAAAAAACAAAAATAAGATTAAGAAATTATCAGCTCAATCGAGAAATCTTGATGGTTATAACATCGAGGTTGGATGTATTGATGAGGTTCATCAAATGTCAGATTCTAAAGTTTATGATGCAATTAAGCAATCACAATCTACAAAGAAAGAACCCTTAATCTTTATTATTACTACAGAGGGAAATGTAGTAGGAGGCTTCCTAGATAAAAAATTGGAATATTGTAGGAAGATGATAAAAGGAGAAATCAAGGATGAGAAAATACTGCCTTGGTTATACACACAGGATTCAATTGATGAAATCTATAATGACAAAAGAAGCTGGCAAAAATCAAATCCATCTCTTGGAATGGTTAAGTCAGTAAGTTATTTAGATGATGTTATGAACAAATCATTAAATGATCTGTCAACAAGAGTTACAATGCTTTGTAAGGATTTTAATATCAAACAAACAGAAAATGGTAGTTGGTTAACATTTGATGATTTAAATAACGAAGAAAAATTTGATATTAACATCTTAAGAGATTCATATGCAATTGCTGGTGTGGATTTGTCATCTACTACAGATTTAACTGCTGCGATTATTCTGGTAAGAAAGGGCGGAAAGAATTATGTTATTCCGCATTTTTTTATGCCTAAAGATGTACTTGATAAAAGAGTACAAGAGGATAATGCTCCGTATGATGCTTGGGTGGAAAGAGGCTTAATTACATTAAGTGAAGGAAGCCAAAACAATTTTTCTTTAGTTACTGATTGGTTTTTATATATGGTAAGAACATATGATATCAGACCTTTATTTGTGGGATATGATCCTTGGAATTCCAGATACTGGGTTGAAGAGATGGAAGGATATGGATTTACTATGGAGAAGGTAAGGCAAGGCGTTTATACATTATCTGAACCAATGAAGCAATTAGAAGCTGATTTGAAAAATAAGATGGTCATTTATGATAACAATCCTGTTCTAAAATGGTGTTTAGCTAATACTCAAGCGAAGGTAGATATTAATGGTAATATCCAACCTTCAAAACTAAATACTAAATACAAAAGAATTGATGGAGCTGTTGCTCTTATCATTGCTTATTCAGTACTCGATAGATATAGATCGGAGTATGAGAATATGAATGAAGATTAGGAGGACTTATGATTAGACTTATAGAATTATTTGCAGGTATTGGAAGTCAACGACAAGCCTTAAAGAATATTGGTATTGAATTTGAAACAGTAGGAATTTCTGAAATAGATAAATATGCTATTAAGAGTTATGAAGCAATTCATGGTCCTACTAAAAACTTTGGAGATATCTGCAAAATTGATAAACTTCCAGAGGCAGACCTTTGGACATACAGCTTTCCATGTCAAGATATTTCTGTGGCTGGCAAGTTGGCAGGTATCGAAGAAGGAACAAGAAGTGGACTTTTATATCAAGTAGAAAGATTACTTAATGTAGCAAACGAAGATGGTACATTACCAAAGTATCTGTTACTTGAAAATGTTAAGAATTTAGTAAGTAAAAGATTCATTGGTGATTTTAATAAATGGTTAGATTTCTTAAGTGGTTTAGGATATACAAACTACTGGAAGATTCTAAATGCGAAGGATTATGGTATTCCACAAAACAGAGAGCGTGTATTTTGCGTTTCTATAAGAGGAGAGCATAATCCTTTTAATTTTCCCAGAAAACAAGAATTAAAGCTAAAATTGAAGGATTTACTAGAGGAAGAAGTCGATGAGAAGTTCTATCTATCTCAAAAAATGATTAATTGCTTTATGTCAGATGGAACAGGAAGATATCCAAGAAGAGAAAGATTCCTTAAAAACATTAATAGAGAAAATCAAGAAATTGGTAATGCTGTTACTACACTTGCTGGTAATAGACCTACTGATAATTTTGTTATTGATGGAGAATATGGAAATAAGGCATTAGATGAGACATTAGAGCAAAATCAAGTTGAAGATGGAGATTTCATTGATGCTTTTAATCGTAATGTTAAAAAGGATGTAGCTGGAACAATAACAACTAGAGTTTCAGATTCTAACTGTACATTTGTAGCAGAAGATAGGAATAAGAAGGAAAAACTATGTGATGATTTAATTGAAAATGATTCTGTTAAAGATGGTGATGTAGTTAATCATTCTAGACCTAAAAATCCTGTTGTTGGATCAGATGAAGTTCCAACTATAACTACAAGAGGCGATGAACTTGGAGTAGTTGTAGATTTAAAAAGAGGTTATCCTTGTAAGGTTAATCCAGAAAAAGAAGATTCAAATGAGATTGATGTAATTGGTAATTATTCAAAGAGTGGTTTCAATCAGACTGCCATAGTTGGTAAGAATGGAATTGCTCCAACAGTTACAGAAAATCATGGTCAGGTTACAGCTATTGCAATTAAGAATAATACTAAAAAAGGTTATTTACTTGCAGAAGATGGAGATGCAGTTGATATATCTGGAAGAATGGAATGGCATAGAGGTACAGTTCAAAAAGGTGTATCTCAAACTATTACAACAGCTGGTGGTGATAATGTAGGAGTAGTTATAAAAGAAAAAAGTGCATATTCACCACTTGAAAAAGAATTATTTACAGAAGAGGGAGATATCAGAAGATATATTGGTTCTGATAAGATTGATAAGTTTGGTGAAGGTCAGATGGCAACAACTAATTTCCCTAATGGATATGGTCATGGTACTAGAGTACACAATGAATCTATATCATTAACTGCAAGTGGAACTAATCCTTCAGTTAAATATAATTTAAGGATTAGAAAACTTACTAGTAAAGAATGCTTAAGACTTATGGGATGGGATGATGAATCAATTAGAAAGATTCAAGAATCTGGAGTATCTCAATCCCAACAATATAAGCAAGCTGGTAATGGAATAGTTGTTGATGTATTAGAAGCAATATTCAGAGAATTATTTATATATGGAAGAACAAAATATACGCCATTAACTATTTATGATTTTGGTGTTACTGATTAGGAGGTATTATGAGTATCTTTAAACGCAAGAATAAGAAAAATGACTCCGTTGTTGGTTTGAAGATGGTTCATAGTTTGGAGTTGCCACTCATACCTTTCGGAGACAATATTATGAATAGTGATGTTGTTATGGTTTGCATAGATAGAGTTGCATCACAGTGTGCAAAACTAAAAGGCAGATATATAAAGGTTGATGAAGATGGAATTCAGACCGAAAAGACAGGAGATATATCCTTTGTTCTTAAATATAAACCAAATGAAATAATGACACCTTTTCAATTCATTTATAAGGTTGTTTCATTATTATTAATTAACAATAATGCATTTGTTTACCCTATATATGAGAAAGGTACATATAAGCTGAAAGGATTATATCCTTTAAATCCTATAACTGTAGAACCTGTCGAATATACAGATGGTTCACATACCTATAGGTTTTATTTTTCTGATGGATCAAAATATGAAGTTCCATCTGAAAACATTATTCACTTAAGAAGATTCTATACGAAGAATGTTTTCTTTGGTGGTGATAATTCAAGAGGAGAACATAATGCATTACTAAAAACATTAAGTATCAACGATGAGTTATTGCAAGGAATAGATGCTGCGATTCAATCATCATTTAAGATTCATGGTTTATTGAAGATAAATGGTATGTTGAAGGAATCGGATAAAAAGAAACAATTGGATGAATTTAATAGAGTTGTAAAAGAAGCAATAGATAATAAAACTTCAATAATACCTATTGATACAAAAGCAGAATATATTCCTTTAGAATCTAATCCAAAACTAGTTGATGATAATACACTTAAGTTTATTCAATCAAAGATTCTAGATTATTTTGGAGTAAGTGAAGAGATATTTAATGGTAGTTACAATGAAGAAGAATTTAATGCTTTCTATGAAGCAACAATAGAGCCTTTAGCTATCCAATTAAGCGAGGCTTTTTCTTTAGGTCTATTAACTGAAAATCAATTATCTAGAGGAGAGGAAATAATATTCTTTTCTGAAAGATTGCAATATGCTTCTTGGAATACAAAGGTTAGTGCAATTGAAAAGTTAATGGGGCTTGGAATTATGAGTATTAACGAATCCAGAAATTTACTTGGTTTAGAACCAATATCTGGTGGAGATAAGAGATTACAATCTCTTAATTATGTAGATGCTGATAAGGCAAATAAATATCAAATTGGTGAAGACATAAATGAGGAGGAGTTACCAAATGAATGATAAGGAAACAAGATTAGCTGAAATTCGAATGGAAGAAACTGAAGGCAAAATGATCTTAGAAGGTTATGCCATTGTTTTTGACCAGGAAACTTTAATTGGTGATGAAGAAAGAGGCTTTAAAGAAACAATTGATAAGAGTGCTTTGACAGAGACACTTATGAAGGATGTTCCAATGAAATATAACCATATGGATTCATTCTTGATTTTAGCAAGGACAAAGAACAAGTCCTTACAATTATCTGTTGATGAAAAAGGTTTAAAGGTTCATGCAGAACTATTAGATACAAACACAAATAGTGATGTTTATAAGATGGTTAAGGCTGGACTTTTAGATAAGATGAGTTTTGCATTTACAGTTAAAAAGCAAAGCTGGGATAGAAGTGGCAAGATTCCGGTAAGACATATCGAGAAGATTGACAGACTTTATGATGTATCGGTAGTGGATTTACCTGCATATGAAGGAACATCTATCTATTCTCGTTCTTTAGATTTAGTGGAGGCTGAACTAAAGGCATTGGATGATGCAGAGAATAAAGAAAAAGCAAAACTATTAAGAAAGAAAATTCATATTAAAACATTATAGGAGGATAAAACAATTATGAATTTAGTAGCAAGATTAAAAGAAATTGAGGCAAGATTAGCTGAAATTAGAAAGGCTTCTGATACTGAAGCAGATGTAGAAAAATTAAGTGGTTATGAAACTGAATGTGATTCTTTACAAGAGGAAAGAAAAATGATTCAGCACAAACTTCAAATTGAGGAAAAGAGTGCAATCAATCCAATTCCTGTTGAAGCAAAGAAAGAGGATAAGGAATTGTTAGAAAAGCGTGGTAAGGATATTAAAGAAGGAAGAACAATTACTGTTGCTTCTGATGAAGTATTATTACCAAATCATGTTGATACAGATTTAGCACCTGTTCCTTTCGCAGAGGTATCTACTTTAGTAGATAAAGTTAAGGTAGTTAACTTAAAGGGTGGAGAATCTTATACAAAAGCATTCGTTAAGAATCATGGTATTGCTGGTTTAACTGATGAAGGTGCAGCATATACAGAAACTGAACCAACATATGGTTATTGTACAGTTCAAAAGGTAAAGGTAACAGCTTATACAGAAGTAACTGAAGAGTTAGAAAAGTTACCTGCAATTGATTATCAAGGTGAAGTATTAAAGAACATTAATATTTCACTTCGTAAGAAATTATCTCAACAAATCTTAAAGGGTGCTGGTACTTCAAATACATTCACAGGTATTTTTAGTGATAGTGCTGTTGCTCTTGCGGATTCAACTCCACTTGAAATCTCTGAAATCAATGCAGATACATTAGATGATATTGTTTATGCATATGGTGGAGATGAAGAAGTTGAAGGTGGTCAAGTTCTTATCTTAAATAAGAATGACTTAAGAGCATTTGCTAGACTTCGTACAGCTGAAGGTAGAAAAGTACATACAATTGATTATAAGGCTCAAACTATTGATGGTATTCCTTATGTTATCAATTCAAATTGTAGTGCTATTTCAGATGCATCTACTGAAGCAGATACATATTGTATGGCATATGGTTCATTAAAGAACTATGAAGTACCTATTTTCTCTGGAGTAGAAATTGGTAAGTCAACTGACTACAAGTTTAAAGATGGTATTATCTGTTATAAAGCATCTGTATTCACTGGTGGTAACGTTGTTGGTTATAATGGTTTCTTAAGAATTAAGAAGGCATCTGCAACTGAAGAACCAGCTGAAGAAGAAACTGAAGTAACTGGTAATTAGTAATTAAGAGGGTGTGCAATTATGAGAGATGAAGCAACATTTTTAACAAGGGTAAAACAAGCATTAATGATAAGTGAATCTGATACATTTGCTGATGATGAAATTAGCCTTCATATTAGTTCATGTGAGAGTTTACTTATCTCTGCAGGGATATCAGAAGAATTAGCAAAGAGCGATGATTCTTTAGTTGAGGGATTAATTTTGATTTATGTTAAAACATATTTTGGATTTAAGAACGATGGTAGTGTTAAAGAACTACCTGCCTCATTTGATTTTCTTGTAAAGCAACTTGTTTTAACAAAAGGAATTTAAGATGTTTCCTAACTCACCTAATTGCACAATTACCCTTTTAAAAATAACATCAATCCCAGATAGTATTGGAAATAAAGTTTTACAAGTTATATCTAGACATACTGTTATTGGTAGCACTAGATCAATTACAACAAATGAATATCAATCTAAAACAGAAATCAGTAAAACATATGATAAAAAGGTGAACATTCAATCACTACTTTATAATGATGAGAAATATGCATTATTTAATGAAGTTTTATATAAGATTGAAAGAACCTATGTATCTGGACAATTCATCGAACTATATCTTGGACAAAGTGATATCAATTATGGAGATTTAACATGAGTACAGATGTTAGTAAACTAGGAGATGAATTATCAAAGATAATTTCCTCTTATTCAGATGAGGTTCAAAGCAAAGCTATGAACAGGTTGGATGAAACTGCTGATGAAATCTTGGATTACATTAGGAATAATTGTCCAAGAGGAGATAGCAGAGTACATTTAGCTGATACATTTATTAAAACTGAAAAAGGAAAAGGAGTTAGCAAGGTTATTTATATTTCATCTAGTTCTAAAGGAAGATTAGTTCATCTAGTAGAATTAGGATTCAAGCATAGAAGCGGAAGACATGTAGCTGCACAACCTTTTATGAGACCTGCATATGATAAATTAACTCCAGAGATGATTTCTGATATTAAAAAGATTATTTCAAGAGGTGGTTAGTATGCTTGAAGAATTATTTCAAATATTAAATGGAATATTACCTAATAAAGTCTTTTATGGAACAAATGAATATGACAATGGTGATAATGCATCAATGCCATATATTGTTTATGAAGAAATAGGTAAAAGACCTATAGGATATCACGATGATCTGCCAATCAATTACAGTTCAACAATACAAATAACACTAGTTACAGCTAAAAAAGACTTGAATTTAGAACATTCTTTGGAGAGTTCACTTTTAGAAAATGAACTAGTATTTCAGGTAGTTTCTGAATATAAAAATTCAGATAAATCAATTAATAGAATATATGAAATTAAAATGGAGGATTTTTAATTATGGGTAACAATATTGTAAGTTTCGGACTTAAAAATGTTCATTATTCAATCGCAACTCAAAACAATGACGAGACTTGGTCTTTTGCAACACCTGTTCCTTTAAAAGGAGCGCAAGAGTTCTCATCTGATATTGTTGGTGGTTCAACACCTGTATATGCAGATGACCAAGTAGTTGCAACTTTAAATTCAAATGCTGGAAGAACTATTTCATTAACTATGACAGAACTTTCAGATGAATTTAAGAGAGATATTTTAGGTTATAAAATTTTAGCTAATGGTAATTTAGTAGAAGTATCTAATGCTCCTGTTGTTACATTTGCTTTAGGATTAGAATTCCAAGGTGATGTGAAAGCAAGAAGAGTTTGGTTCTTCCTATGTACTGTTACACCAGTATCTGAAGGAACTAAATCTAAAACGGATTCTGTAGAAGCAAATTCTACAACATTAAACATTACAGCTAGACCTATTGAGGTAAATGCAGATGTTAATGCTACATATGTTATGGCATCTAAAGGTGATGCAAACTATGATAATTTCTTAACAAATGCACCTGTCTTACCTACAATTCCAGCGTAGAAAGGATTAATAAAATATGGAAAAGAAGATTAATATTGGGAAGGTTGAACTACAAATCAAATCTTCCCTTTTTACAATTATTGCTTATAAGAATCAATTTGGTACAGACTTATTTGCAGATGTTCAAAGTCTAAATTTAACAAAGGAAAATATGGATATCTCAAATTTAGTAAGAGTCTTATTCCAAATTGTTTTTATTCTTAATAAGCCATTTAACAACTCTATATCATTTGATGATTTCTTAAATCAATTTGATATGGATATTTTAGGTGATATCGATGAACTTACAGGCATTATGAATATCATTAGTGAAATGCTTGGTTCAGTAAAGAAGAAAGGTGCATCTGCTCCAACACCCAGATAAGACATCATCTAAAAGCTCAACATGTAATATCATATTTAATCTGTCTCAAATGGGTATCTCATTATCTGATGCCCATTATATTGAGATAGATACATATTTTGAATTGATGGAGTTATATCAAGAGTCATTTAAAGATGAAAAGAGTCCAAAGAAGGCTTCACAAGCTGATATAGATAATTTCTTACTTTAGGAGGTGTGTGATTAATGGCAGAAACTATTAAAGGTTTAAATATCAAGATTGGACTTGATGCTACAGAACTTAATAATGAACTTAAGAATTTAAAAGGTGATTTAAAAGAGCAACAAGCCGATTTAAAAGCAATTAATCAAAACTTAAAATATGACTCTTCAAATGTAGATTTATGGAAACAAAAGCAATCAAAACTAAATGAGATATTAGCAACTACAAAAACTAAACTTGAGGCTCAAAAGAAGCAACTTGAGGAAGCCAAAAAGGCATTAGCTGTTGGTGAAATAGGACAGGAAGAATTTAATAAGATTCAAAGAAGTGTTGAATATACAGAAGCAGATATTGCCAAATTCAATAAGGAATTGGATAATACAAATTCATCTTTAAAGAAATTACAAAATGCTAAATGGGATAATCTAACTAAATTAGGTTCTACATTAACTAAAAATGTTACAGCTCCAATTGTAGCAGCAACAACAGCTTTGGCTACTTTATCTTATAAGACCTTACAATCAGCAGATGAAATAGCAGATAATGCATCTAAAGTTTATTTGAGTGCTGAAGCATATCAAGAGTGGAGTTATGCGGCCGAGATAATGGCTGTAGATTCTGCTCAACTATCCAAAGCATTTGTTAAAGTTAATGCGTTGCTTGGTGATATTGCTAATGGAGATATAGATGGTGTTAATAGTAAGTTAGAATTAATAGGATTAACTTGCGAAGATTTAGCAGGATTAGATACAGATGTAGCATTCACAAAGATTAGAAATGCCTTATCTGAAGTAGAAGATGCTGCAACAAGAACTGCGGTTGCCAATGAAATATTTGGTGATAAACTTGGTTCTGAATTAACCCAGGTAATATCAGCATCTACAGAACAAATAGAAGATTTAAGAAGTGAATGTAGGAAGTTAGGTATTATATCTAATGAAGATGCAGAAGCAGCTGGAACATTCACAGATCAAATATCTGCTTTGAATCAAGCTATTAAAAGTTTAAAGTATAAGATTGCAATGGAATTCTTACCAATCTTATCAAAGATAGTAGATGTTATTACTTACAAAGTAATACCTTCGATAAAAGAACTAATTTCCAGATGGGATAATTTATCGGATAAAAATAAAAAGACTATACTCGCAATAACAGGTATAGTCACGGCACTAGGACCAATGTTAACTATTGTAGGAAAAGTTGGTTCAGCATTGTCTGGCTTGAAAGCTGGTTTATCAGCAGTTAATAGCGCAACCTCATTGCTTGGTGGAACTATTAGTGCATCAACAGTTGGATGGGGAGCATTAATTGCAGTAATAGCTTATGCATTATTACAAAATGAAAACTTCAGAGATTTATTAAAAGAGTTATGGGATATCATTAAAGATTTAGCATCAGAATTATTAGATGTTGCAATGGAATTAATCAATGATTTGAAACCTGTATTCAATATTTTAATGGAGTTTTTAGATGAGGTAATTGATTGTCTTGTAGAACTAATAAGAGAATTGATTCCACCATTAAAGAAAATCATTGAAGCTGTTATTGATCTACTAAAGAAATTGATGCCTGTCATTAAGAAAGTATTAAATCAATTGGTACAAATACTTGCTCCAATATTAGAAAAAATTGTACAGATAATTATTAAATTAACACCAATAGTAGAGAAGATAATTAATGTATTAGCAGACCTACTTATTGATGTAATTAATGCAATTATAGAATTATTAGACCCTATCATGGAGATACTTGATGTTTTATTTGATTTAATATCAGATATCATCGATGTAGTACTTGAATTAATAGATGCTGTTATTGAACCTTTGATGGATGTTTTAGATTTAGTAGCAGATTTAATTGGAGTAGTAGCAAAGGTATTAGGAAGTCTAATTAAGACATTAGCACAGGTGTTAAAACCAATCCTTGAACTAATAGCTAAATTATTACAGCCTATTATTTCAGCTATTGGAAAGATATTAGATGTTATATCAACATTATTTGATGCTTTATCTCCTTTAATGGAAGTATTCCTACAACCATTAATGTTCCAGTTAGAAATACTTACTGATTTACTTGATTACTTTGAACCTATACTTACAACAATTGGTGATTTATTATCATCAGTTATAGGACCAATCCTTGAAATGATATTTACATTACTAGAACCTATATTCAAAGTTCTTGAATGGATAATGGATGGAATCAAGTGGTTAATTGGAAATTTATCAGGCTTTTTAGGTGATGCTGCAAGTGGTATTAGCGACTTTGCATCTGGATTTAAAGATGGACTTGGAGGAGCAATATCTTGGGTATTTGATAAGTTTGAAGGATTCTTTAGTTGGGTATCTGATGCATTTAGTGGATTCATTAATTGGATAAAAGATGCTGCTAGTATGATTACTAATTTCTTTAGTGGAGTGGTAGATTCAATGTCTAATTGGATTACATCAGCTTGGGAAGGAGTATCTAATTGGTTTACTAGTGCATGGGATAATGTAACAGGATGGTTTTCTGATGTAGGAGAAAATGTAGGCAATTGGTTTTCAGATGTAGCTGGCAATGTTGGTGATTTCTTTGGTGAAGTAGGAACTAATGTTGGAAACTTCTTTAGTGATACTTGGGATAATGTTTCAAACTGGGCAGTAGATGTAGGTACAACAGTTGCAAGTGGCGTTTCAACTGCTTGGGATGCGGTAACTGATTGGGCATCTGATGTTGGTAGTAATATAGCAAGTGGAGTAGAAACAGCAGTCGATGCTGTTGGTGGTTGGTTTAGTGATGTAGGAAATACAATCGGAGGTTGGTTTAGTGGATTATTTGGTGGTTCTAAAAATGAATCAAGTACTACTAATAACAATAGTGTTGTAAATAACATTACTGTAAACACAACATCAAGCAGAGTAGATATTGAGGACTTAAATTATAGATTAGGAAGGATGTATTTATACTAATGAGAAAATTATATTTAATCGATGAAGAATCAAATACATATTATTTTAGTTTTAAGAATAAAGTCCTTGTATCAGGTATATCTGATTTAGGTTTTTCAAATGATTTAGTCTACCTGACATATGAGAACGAGAGAGTTCTTACAGAAGAAAAGAATGCAAGAACTTCAATTGATCTGGATTTAGTATTCTTAAATGGATATCAAGGATATACAGATTTTATAGAATATAAATCTAAAATTGTTGGTAGACTAAAACTTTGCTATGAAATAAAAAATGCTACAAAGTACGTTTATGTAGCTATCCAAAGATTAACTAAAAGAGAGTTAGAAGCATGTGTTTTAAAATGTAGTTTAACACTAGATAAATTATCAGTCTGGTATAAAGATATTTCGTCAACAATTTTGATTACTGAACCAAGTGAAGGTAAGAAGTATACATATACTTATCCTTATACATATGGGAATGGCTATCAAGGTGAAGTAGAAATAACTAATAATGGGGAACTTAAAGCTGGTTTATTCCTACATATTAATGGATCAGTTAAGAATCCAAGAGTTGTTGTATCTAAAGATTCTAAAATAGTATCTCAAATGAGATTGATTATAGAAGCAGCTGATTGTGATATTTATATATCTTCAACTGCTGATAACCAATTTATGCTAATGACTAAAAATGGAATAACTGAAAATATTTATAGTAAGCAAGATTTCACATATGATAATTTCTTATTCATCGAACCTGGTACATATACAGTTTGGTTTGACCCAGGAGTAGATGATGAAGGAACATCTTGTACGATAAGTTTTAAGGAAGGATATAGTGGTCACTAATGGAAGTAATTATATTAAATAGAAAAGACTTATCAGTACTAGACTTTGGATATGTTAATGATGAGTTTAATATTGTTATTGATAATGTTATCACTCAAAAGTCTAGTTTTACTGTTAATAAATTAAATGTTAATGCAAAGATTGGCGATATATTAACTATTAAAGATAAGAACATTAACTATATTGGAATCATTTGTTCGTTGGTTGAGAATAAAACCAAATATACTACAGATGTTCAAACAAATGACTTTATATCTATCCTAGATGTAGATGTTAAAGTATCAAATTATTCTGGTGATATAGGTTTATTTATATGTAATCTGATAAATGAAGTATATGTATTAACAGATGACATGCAGCAACAAATTAGTTATTTAAAATTATATAGGGATGTTTCAAATATAATTGATGATTTAGTTTTTGAAGAAGATGAAGTGATGACAATATCATCATTAATAAAGAGTTTTAATAAAAACTATAAGATAGAACTTAAATATGAACTTGAATATAGTAAAGGTAAAATCTCTGGTATTGGGCTTCATTTAAAGACTTGTGAAAGTGGATTGGTTCTTAAGAGTGATTTCAAAGGAATATCTAATTTAGTTATTACTGATTCCAGTACACAGGTAACTAATAAACTAACATTTTTACCATCTGATTCAAATGCAGTTCATCATGAAGTTGTATATTATTATTTGTTAACTGATGGAACAATAACAACTGATTCAACATCCAATTTAAGATTCAATATCGTTAGAAATGAAATAATTATTTATACAGATGATGAATATGAAACAATATTAACACAAGCACAAACAAAATTATTAGAGACTTCGCTAGATCATTCAATTACATTTGAGTACATTTGTGACAATGAAATAGCAAAGCCTTTTTTTGATTTCAATGTTGGTGATTATATAAGATTTATAACTCCAACAAAGATATATCAAACATTAGTAACAAAAATGCAATTTAGGTCAGACCTTAATACCCTATATTTAACACTTGGTGAATATAGAGTAACACTTACAGAACAAATCATTTTATTAAAGAATACGAGGAGGTAAATTATGGCAGTTAAGAAAATAACATTTGATGGTGGTAATGTAACAGCTAATATGGACGCCGACATTAACTATTTAAATAGCTCAAAAATAGCAGAAGGAGTTTTTGATTTATCCTTTGATGGTGTTAATCCTTTAACTATAACTGTAGCAAATAATAATATTTATATTTCAAAAGGATATATAGAAGTTTATGGTAGAAGAATATTAATTGAAGATAGAACTTCAGTTTATATTTCTATGGATAGAGTTGCTTATGGTTCAGTTGTGGTAGAAATTGATTTGGATTCAGATTCAGTTGAACTAAAAGCAATAGAAGGAACATCATCAGCTTATCCTACATTAACTCAAGAAAACTTATTTGATGGTGGTAAGATTTATCAGTTTAATATTTGTAATTTCTATAAAACAACATCATCAATAACAACTTATAATGTTACTCATACTAAAATAATATCTCCTCAAGATATGTTAACATTTGATAATACACCAACATCTGGTAGTTTAAATCCAGTAACAAGTGATGGTATCTATAGAGCTACACTTGGCAGAAAACGATATAAACATACATTTATTTGTTCATTTTATGATACATATCAAAGTAAAAGTATTTTATTTCATTTGTCTATTATTAATGATAATCCAGAGCAAATTTTAAGAAATATGGGAGATGATGTTTCAGCATATGAACAATATTTCCCACAAAGCACAAAATTTTTCTTTGATAGTCCTAATACATTAACATATGCAAATACAAAATTTAATGTTTATGGATTTGATTGGCACTGGAGTAGAGATGATGAATTATATGTTTATTATTGGTATATAACTGATGGAAATGTTCCAAGTAGATATAATAGATTGATGTATCAATTTTCAATGATGGATGAAATGATAACAGAGGTGATTTAATGAGTGATTTGACACAAACTATAGTAACAATTGCATCTATTATTACGGCACTAGGAGTAATCTTTGGTGCTATATTTGCATGTTATAGATGGTATTTAAAACAAAATAAACAGGATGAGGACATCAAAGAGTTAAAGGAAGAACAAGCAATTTTAACTTATGGTGTCCTTGCTTGTTTAAAAGGATTAAAAGAACAAGGTTGTGATGGACCTGTTACTAATGCAATTGAAAAGATAGAGAAGCATTTAAATATTAATGCTCATAGATAGGATGGTGATTATATGTTAGAACTAGTAAGTATTCCAGCTATTGCAACAATAGTATATTGGATTATTAATGTTATAAAATATGCATTAAAGGATAATGAAACTTTTAAAAGACTTATCCCAATTATATCTGGATTATTAGGAGCATCCCTTGGATTGGGATGTTTTTATTTAGTTCCAAATATTATTCCTACAACTAATGTGTTTGTTGCGATTGTTATAGGAGCATCAAGTGGTTTATCTGCAGTAGGTACTAACCAAATCTTAAAACAGATGCTTGAGAAGGGAAGTGATTCTAATGGAGAATAAACCATTAGATAAGCCTCTAACTATAACAATGGCAGAGCAATTATGGTTTTTAGGGCTAATATCAGAGGAAGAATTAGTAAAAATCAAGAAAAAAATTGCAGAAAAAATGGCTTAACTACCGGACGAATCGATTTGGTCGCGGTACAATAGGGTATCAGCCTGCGGGTTGAACCCTTTATTTTTTTCTATTAGATATGTTTAGGAAGTAAATAGGGTTAAGAATACATAGGAGGAAAAAGATGAAAACAAGAGTGGCAGCATATGCTAGAGTATCTACTACAAAAAGTAATCAAAAGCATAGTTTTGAATTTCAAAGTGAATATTGGAGAAGCACATTATCCAAAAATCCGAACTATTATTTTGTTGGCCTATTTGCGGATAAAGGTATTAGTGGAAAATATGCAAATAAAAGACCTCAATTTATGTCAATGTTAAATGAGGCAAAGAATGGAAAGATTGATCTGATATTTTGTAAGAGTGTTCAAAGGTTTTCAAGAAATACTGAAGAACTATTAACTTATGTTAGAGAGTTAAGAGAATATGGTGTTGGAGTAATCTTTGAAAAAGAAAATATCAATACTTTAAAATCAGATAGCGATTTGATGCTTACAATAGCTGTTGCTGTTGCTGAAGATGATTTATCTAGATATAGTCAAAACATAAAATGGGCAGTACAAGATAAATATGAAAAAGGTGAAGGCAATTTAGGTGGTAGTTTTTATGGATATAACATTGGTAAGAATCAGTCGTTAACCATAAATCCAAAAGAAGCTGAAGTTGTTAGAAGAATTTATTCTTTATATAAATCTGGTATGGCAACTCAAAAAATAGCGAATTTATTAACCGAAGAGGGTATTGTTAGTCCAAAAGGTAAAGACCATTGGAATGATACTCAAATTAAAACAATTATTAGTAGTGTTAGATATAAAGGTGACTTAATTCTTCATAAGTTTTATTCTGAAAAAGGTAAGAAATATAAAAATAATGGTGAGAGAGATATGTATTATGTTGAGAATCATCATGAAGGAATTATTTCTAAAGAAGAATGGGAAGAAGTTTATAAGTTACATGAGGAAAGAGGAAATCACAAATTAAGAGGTAGAGAAACTACAATATATCCGTTCACTTCACTTATTACTTGTGGATGTTGTGGTTCTATATACAAGCATTGTGTATGTAACTCTGGTCTTAAGAATGAGGCTGGATACTATAGATGTAGGAAACCAAAAAGAACAGGTGAAGGTTGTGAAGGTACACCTATTAAGGAATCAGTAATTAATAATTTGTTTGTGGATGTATATAACGAGTTCATTATTAAAAAGTACAAAGGTACTGAAGAAAAAGAAATATCTGATGAACTTGATATGTATTTTAAAGAATCACAAGAAATTAATAGATTATATATAAATGGTTGGTTATCAATAGATGACTTTGAAAAGGAAAATAAAAAGATTAATACAAAAATAGATGATGCATCTGCTAGGTTATCAAATATAACATCTAGGAATATAACTGATAATGATATGACACTAATAGATTCATTTGATGAGAGTAAGGTTGCAAAGTTTATTTCTAAAGTAATCTGTTATAGATATGAAATTGAGTTTTATTTTTACAATGGTGTATCCATTAAAAGGGAATACATGAATTGTAAGCCAAATGATACAAGAAGGAGTTTTAGAAAATGAGATTAGATTATAAAGGTAAAACGTATGAATTAACTGAACTATATGAACCAAATGTAGGAGAGTCTTTTGATATTATAGCTGTCTTTAGAGTTAAGTATTGTATCTGGAAAGGTACTGAACTAATCGAGGTTTCTAAAGATGAATTCGATAGAGCATTTGATAGATTCGAAGATTTAGAATATGTTGGATATTTCTATGGCTCTGAAGATGATATAGAGTCTAAAGCAATTGAGAAGATTGATGGAGGTAATAGTAATGAATGTTAAGGTAATAAAAGCAAATCAATATAATTTTAATGCAGTTAGAAACAGTGATGAGATTAAAAAGTATAATGTAGCAGCTTATGCTAGAGTATCAACTGAATTTGATGAACAAGAAGATTCATTTGAAAGACAAGTTAATTACTATACTTCATATATCCAAAATGAACCAGAATGGAATTTCGTAAAGGTTTATAGTGATCCTGGTATTAGTGGAACTAGAGCAGATAAGAGACCTGGTTTCCTACAAATGATTGAAGATTGTAAGGCTGGTAAGATTGATAAAATCTTATGTAAGTCTTTAGCTAGATTTGCTCGTAATACTGTCGATGCTCTTAACTATATAAGATTATTAAAGGAAATGGGAGTTAGTATTTATTTTGAAGCACAAAACATTGATACTGGTACACCTGGTGGAGATGTATTATTAACTATTCTTGCTGCTATGGCTGAAGAGGAATCTAGAACAATATCAAAGAATGTTAAGTGGGCAATGGAGAAGAAATTCCAAAAGGGAGATTTCTTACTTAACTATACAAGATTTCTTGGATACAAAAGAGATGAGAATCATAATTTAGTTATTGTTGAAGAAGAAGCTGAAATCGTAAGAAGAATCTTCAGAGAATTTATAGGTGGATATTCTATTAGTCAAATATGTAATAGATTAGATAAAGATGGAGTCCAAACTCCAAGTGGTGGAAAGAAATGGTACTATACTGTTGTTGAGTCAATGCTACATAATGAAAAATACTATGGATCAGCTTTAATGGGTAAGAGTTATAAACCAGATGTATTATCTAAAAAAAGATATAAGAATGAAGGACAAGTTGAGCAATATTATGCTGAAGATACACATCCTGCTATTATATCTAAAGAGACATGGGATATTGCACAATTAGAATTAAAGCGAAGAACTAGAACAACGAAAGATTATAAATCATCACCTAGATATGGAATATATGGATTCACCTTCAGTAAAATGGTTCGTTGTGGATGTTGTGGGGCATATTATACAAGAATAAAGCAAAGAGCTAGAACTGGAGAAGATATTGCCTATTGGTGGTGTGGTAATAGAAGAAAGAATGAAAGAACTTGTGGTCAAAAAGGAGTTAAAGAAGAATTGCTCCAAAAAGGATTCGTTAAGGTTCTTAATGCTCTAACTTCTAATATTAATGATTTGAAATCTATTCTAATGGAATCTATTAATGAAGTATTTGAGATTAATCCAAGTGAAAAGGTTAATGAGATTAATTCTAAAATAGAAAAACTACAAGAAGAGATGGGGACACTATATAGTCAAAAGTCTGATGGTAAGATTACAATGGTAGAATACCAAAAAGAAGGTAGTAAGATATCTGGTAGAATAGATGCTTTAAGAAAAGAAAAAGAATCTATTGAAACTACAATCACATCAAACAACCTTTCAAAGCAAAGACTTAATGAAATAATAAAAGCTGTTGAATTAAGTAAACCAACTGATGAATTTGATGAGGAAATATTTAAACGTTTAGTTGATGTAGTAATTATGAAGGATAGGTATAATGCTACATTCAAATTTAAAATTGGTATTGAACGAACAATTAATTTAAATGACTTATAAGATTTTGCACCTAGTATTTATGGGATATTAGGTGCTTTTTTTGTGTCTAAAAATAAAAAAATGATGAAAATGTTTACACCAAGTTTTTAAGGAAATTTTCTCAAAAAGTGGTACTTATGCAACCCTTTCTTATAACTAATTTAATGTTTTTAAAAGATTTTTCTCAAACTTTTTTAGAATTGACCTTTTTTGACTTTTGGTCGATTTGACAAGTAAAATTCAATGTGTAAAAATATTGTCAGTTAACGATAAGATCTTTGAATTAATTAGAAAGGATGAAGTGGTATTATGGAACTAACACAAAAAGAATTAGAAGTTCTAAATGGTATTTTAAGAGTTGAAATTGTAGAATGTGAAGATTTACTTAAAGTACTAGATGATAATGACAAAAAAGAAATGATTGAATATTTAGCAAGTGTTAAAAAAATAAATGAAAAATTAAATAGTTAAAAGCACTTGCAAAATAAGATAATAAGGTTTATACTATAACGATATGATTCTTGAGTTTCATATGGGTTGGATTGGGCAAGAAGGAGAATATATTATGAAAGATTTTAAATATGTATCTAAAACTGAATATCAACCATTTAAGAATGAGGTTATTGAACTCATCCATCTTGTTCAAAAAGACATCAAAAAACAATTTACTTTTAATTTTGAATTCATAGGTAGCGTTGATAGAAATATGGTTACAAGGGATTTGAAATCAAATGTTGGCTTCGATTTTGATGTTAACATTTTCCCCAATGATGAAGATGAGAATTTTACACCAAAAGAATTAAAACACATTATTATGGATGCTCTTAATAAGCATGTCAAAACTTATAAGTATGATTTTTGCGAAGATAGTAAGAGAGTGATTACTATTAAAGTTAAAGATAGAAAGAATAGTAAGATTCTTCATAGTGTAGATTTTGCTATTGTTAATAACTATAAAGATAGAGATGGTAATTTATGCCAACAATATATTTTATTTAACAAGAAGAATAATACATACACTTGGGAAGAACAACCTAATGGATTCTATATGTTGCCACAAAAAATAGAGTGGATTAAAGGAAATGATTTGTGGCAAAAGGTTAGAGATTCATATATTGAAAGAAAAAATAAGAATACTAATCCTCATAAAAAATCTAGATCAATATTTGCCGAAACAGTAGCTGCTATTTATAACGAATATGGTGGATATGATGATGAAGATGATTACGATGATTACGATGACTATGACGAATACGATGATTAAGAGTAACCTTATCTCCTTATGATTGCTCTTTCCTATATTGAAGAATCAAAGCCTCCTTTCTGGCGTGGACTATGGCATTAATTTGTCATAGTCTTTTTTATTTTGTTCCATAGACCAAATGTTATAAATATGTTATAATGATGTTAAGTTTAAGAATCGAGGTAATTTTATATGGAAGTATTTTATTTTCCTTGTAGTAACAATGTTGCATACGAGCATTTTGTTAATACAATTCAAGGTTTAGTTTCATTATCAAATCTATCTGATGTCATAGATGAAAATATTCAAAATGAGATTAGAACAAATGTGGGAGAACAATTTAGAATTTGGGGAGTTGTTCCTGGTGAGAATAATAGACAAACATATACTTCATTACAAGTTGGAGATATAGTTGTTTTCTATAGAATGAAAAGAATAATAGGTACATGCAAAGTAAAGTACAAAATGACAAATACAGATATATCTGTAAAACTATGGGATAGAGATTCTGAAGGAAGAACATGGGAATTGTTAGTGTTTTTAGATGAATTCCAACCTATGGATACTCCATCAACAAAATCTGATGGTTCTTTACTTATGTATCAAGGGTTTCAAAAAGTTGGACCTAATAATAAAGAAAGAGTGTTGGAATTGATTAACCTTCCAGCACCAGCACCAGTTATGGTCACTCAACCAACTGTTACTCAAAATCAATCATCTTTATATAATATTATAGATAAAGCATTAGAAGATCATAAGCAAATAGTATTAACTGGAGCGCCTGGTACTGGAAAGACATATGCCGCACAAAACTATGTTAAAACCCAAACAACTAATAATAAGGCAAGATATAGATTTGTTCAGTTCCATCCATCATATGATTATTCTGATTTTGTAGAAGGACTTAGACCAGTTATTCTAGAAGAAACTATGAATGATGACCCAACATTTGTGAGAATTGATGGTGTTTTTAAATCATTTTGTAGAGAAATTGTATTAAATAATTATAAAGAAATAACAAGAAAAGATATAAATCAAACTCAAAAAGTTAATAGAACATGGATAAGAAGATGTAATCCAAGTACATACAAAGTAGCTGAAGCATATAATGAATTACAAGTTATCGATTGGACTCAATCAAGAAATTATGTCATTGGTGATATAGTGTATATTTTCACATCTGGTGACATTAAGAAGTTTACTCATAAGTGCGTAGTTGAAGAAGTTAATATTCCTTACGAAGATACCATTGATGATAGAAAGTTCTGGGTTATTGATGAGAATAAACAAGAAGATTGGATTAAAGATAGATATGTAAGGATGAGATTGATTGAAAAATTAGATACTGATATTTCTTTAGAAGATTTAGGTGTTGCTAAATTTGAAGGACCAATTACAATTGATGACTCACAAGTATCATTAATTGAGGGAAAAGAAGTAAGACAAGAAACTGCTAATATAGTAGATTATGATACATTCAAAGAAAATTATGCTCAAGCAGAAGCAAAAGATAAATTTAAAACTAAGTATTATTTTGTAATTGATGAAATAAATAGAGCCGATTTATCAAAAGTATTTGGTGAATTAATGTATGGACTTGAGGATTCATATAGAGGTATTAATCACCCTATAAAAACGCAATACAAAAATTTGACAACTCATTCTATTGGTTCAGATGGAAAAGGAGAACCTTTAACATTTGATTGCTTTAAGGCTGGTTTCTTTATTCCAACTAATTTATATATAATCGGTACAATGAACGATATTGATAAATCAGTTGAAGCATTTGATTTTGCTTTAAGAAGAAGATTTGAATGGATTGAAATAATGGCAAAAGATGTAGCTAAGGATTCGTTAACTGATATGCTTCAAACTGCTACTGAAGCACAAATTGATGAACTAGTTACTAAAATTAATAGAATGAATGATGTAATAAGTGATGAAGGTAAAGTGTTTGGCTTATCTGATGCTTATCATATTGGTCATGCGTATTTTAAAAAAGTCGATTTTAGTGATCCATTAAGTCTAGAAAATATTTTTAATAGAAATATAGTTTCAATTCTAAAAGAGTATACAAGAGGAAGAGATGTTGCTTACGTTAATGACTTCCTAAAGAAATGTGCAGATGCATTAGAGGTTACACTTAGGTAATAGGAGGATTTGAAAATGATTGAAAGATTTAAGCAATTTTATAATGAAAATTTTAAAGATAAATACTATAACCAAAGTGCTTGTAATGAGGTTCTTGATAGATGGAGAAACTATAGAGCGAAAATTGCAGATGGCACATTAACTCTTAACGAGTATACAAATAGAAACGGAAGAAACAATGACTATTTGGCATATTTTTTAGAAACCACTTCTAGAGTATTTGGTTCATCAAAACCAGGAACTGCTTGGGGATTTATGGTTAAAATGAATGAAGATGGTCAAACATATTATCTTGATAAAATAGGTAACCAAGAAGCAGTAGAAAATGCATCGTTTGATGAGGCTAATAATTACTTTACTGAAAAAACATTACCAATATTACAAGCTGCAATTTCTTGTAATTCACTAGATGATATAAAGCAATTTGAAAGAAGCCAAAATTTTAAGAATTATCGTGGAAAGCAGATATTATATAAAATTATAGTCCTTGAATCAAAAATAAAAGATTCAAATTATAAATATAAATTGACTCAAATGTATAATGATGAATCAATCAATTATTTATGTGAAGTGTTTGGCATAACTGGTGAAGATACTCATATGGGTTTAAGTTATAAACTAATGAAAAGAGCATTAGAAGAATTAGAAATTCCATATGATACAATTAATGAAAAAATATCATATGAGGTTCATGGTGCTTTATGGCATCTTTACAGTACACAAAATAGATATGTTTTAGAGTGTATTGATAAGAACCCTATAACGAAGATTATAGTTGATTCATTAGAAGACCATAAGCAAATAGTATTAACTGGAGCCCCTGGTACTGGAAAGACATATTCAGCTACTCAATATGCTATGGAAAATGTTGATAAATTTGGAGGAGCATATGAATTTGTTCAATTCCATCCTTCTTATGATTACTCGGATTTTGTTGAAGGTTTAAGACCAGTAATTTTATCAACATCTACTGATTCAAAACCTACATTTGTTAAAGTGGATGGTTTATTTAAAGAGTTCTGTAGAAAAATAGTAATGGAAAATTATGAAGAAATAAAAAATAGCCATAGTGGTGAAGGTGAAGACTTTAAAGACTTATATTCAAGATATGAAAAAGAAGTTGAAAGCAAATATTTTTTTGTAATTGATGAAATAAATAGAGCAGATTTATCAAAAGTATTTGGTGAATTAATGTATGGACTTGAAGAATCATATAGAGGAATCGAGAATTCATTTCAAACTCAATATCAAAATTTAAAAACATATGAAATTAATAAAGATGGTAAAGCAGAAAAGATGGCTTTCGATTGTTTTAAAGATGGTTTCTTTATTCCAACTAATTTATATATAATCGGTACAATGAACGATATTGATAAATCAGTTGAAGCATTTGATTTTGCTTTAAGAAGAAGATTTGAATGGATTGAAATAAGTGCTAAAGAAATATGCAGAGATTCTCTTAATCAAATGATAGATAATAAAGTTATTAAAGGAAAGAAAAATGATGCTAGAAGATTAGCTGAAAAGATAAACGCTATGAATGATATTATTAGTACAGATGGAAGAGAATTCGGATTATCTGAGGCATATCATATAGGTCATGCATATTTCAAAGGCGTTGATTTAGATAAACCTGAGACTTTAGAAAGAATTTTCAACCATAATATTGTTGCAATTCTAAAAGAATACACAAGAGGTAGAGATAAAGATGATGTAAATGTCTTTATAGATAAATGTGCAGAAGCATTGGGGGTACATTATGGATTGTAAGATTCAATTCTATGGAAGAGATTTTTCAAAAATAGATTTGGATATTACAAAGACTAAAACTGATGGATTCGACTTTGACTTGACTACAATTTATAAAACAAATATACTTTTATATTTTCTTAATCATATTAAAAATTCAGTAGAGCCACTTATCGTAAATAAAAAGGAAAATGAAATTGCAAATGAAAAGAAGGAACTGTTCTCTGAATTAGATGAAGGTAATTATTACTTCGGTGGAATAGTTGGAGTTATTTCAAAAACGATAACTATGTATAAAAGTGACATTAAAGGTGAACTATCCCAAGATGAAGATAATAGTGAGTACAAAGTTGAAACTAGTCTACAAATTCAATCTAGATTTGATGTGAAAGAAGATAGGACTATTGGAAAGCCATTCTTCCTATCAACTATGCTTTCTGGTAGTAATCCAATATTAAATAATGATTTTATTCCATCTAATACGGAAGATTATTTATTAGACTATTTACTATTGTTTGTTTATAAGGCTAAACTTGAAGAGGCTAATGTTAAAGGGCTATTTAGAACATATCATAGATTCGAAAGAAATGATGATAGGGTTAAAGGAACTATAGATGTATCTAGACATATAAAAATGAATATGGGATTAAATAATGGAAAAATAGCATATTCATATCGTGAAAATAGTGTTAATAATTATTTGAATCATTTAATAGTTACAGCTTACAAATATTTAAAGAAAAAGTATTTTGGTATGGTTAATGGTTTATTTGATAACACTAATCCAGAATTAAAAAAATTAATTGATAATCTTTCTATGGCTATAGAATATCCAAAATATGATATTAAGACCGTTATTATGAAGAATTTAAATTCTATTAATCATCCGTTTTATACCGAATATGAAGCATTACGAAAGATATGCTTAAGAATTTTAAGAAATGAAGGTATTTCAATATTTGATGGTGTTAAGTCTGACAAGGTTGAAGGAATTCTATTCTATATACCAGATTTATGGGAAAGATATTTAGAGGGATTCTTAAAGGATGCTCAATATAACTTTAGTCCTCAATGGAAGATTCAATTGATTGATTATAATAATGATAGACAATTTAGACAATCAACTTATCCAGATTATGTTTTCTTTAATGATAGATATTTTAGAGAACCATTTATGATACTTGACGCTAAATTTAAGGCAAAGTGGAGTGAAATTGTTTTAAACTGTTCACCTATATCTAGTGCTTTAGAAGATTATGATAAATGTGTCAGAGATATGGTTTCTATTAATGCTCATACAACAGGAGTTATATTTCCAACAAACGATGTTAGAGCTATGATGCCAAGAGAATATATTAATCATTCAATAAGTGAATATAATAATATTGATAAGTTTTTGACATTCCCAATCTATGTTCCATATTCTAGTGATAATTATAGAGTTTGGATAAATAATTTTAGAAATAATTGTAAAGAAATATCTCAAATAATAAAGGAATATGTTGTTAGAGAAAAACAATTAATGATTTCTGCAAGAGTAATAGTTGAGCAACTGGAGGCATTAAGATAATGGAAAAACTTGAACAATTAATGCAAAGAATAGATAAATTTAATAAGGATAGAGATTGGGATCAATTCCATACTCCAGTTAATTTAGCTAAATCTATATCAATTGAAGCAAATGAATTGCTTGAATGTTATCAATGGAATGATAGTGCTAACTTAGAAGATGTTAAGGAAGAACTAGCTGATGTTATGAATTATTGTCTTCAAATGTCTATGGTATTAGGAGTAGATCCAATAGACATAATGAATAAAAAAATGGATAAAACTGAAAAGAAATATCCTATCGAAAAAGCGAAAGGAGTTTCAACTAAATATGACAAATTATGATTATCCAAAGTTAGTTAAACAGTTAAGAGAAAAGTTAATAATATCTCAATATGAATTAGCAAAACTATTAGGTGTCTCTTTTGCGACTATCAATCGTTGGGAAAATGGACATAATGAGCCAACAATAAAAGTCAAAAGGAAACTCTTTGAACTTTGTAAAGAGAACGGTGTTAACATTGAAAATTGAGAAAGCAAAAATTAGAAGTTTAATTGGGAATCTTGATTTATCTTGTTTAAAAGAAAGAGATAGAAATGTTCTACTTACTTATATATTTAATGATGAAGTTAGCCTTAAATTTGTTGGAGATGTATATGGAATCTCTCCAGAAAGAGTAAGGCAAATAGTGAATGAGAACATATATAAGTTGAAGAGAAAATATCATTTTGATATTTGATAATTATTTTGAAAGGATGATATTATGAGAAAATTTTTTGGTATATTATCAATAGCAACTATAACAGTTTTATGTTCCTGCTCAAATAATGGAAGTTCAAGTTCTTCAAATACTAAAGGTGTTATTGATTGCTATTCAATTAAAGTGACGGAGGGTGGCAGTACAGTTTTTAGTCAAAATTATTCTGCATCTTGGGCAAGAGTGTATGAATACAAAGATTCAAAAGGTAGTTCAATTTATACTAGTACTAGAACTCAAACTTATGATTCTTCGTATCAAATGATTGATACTCCTATTCGTGTTTATCCAGATAGATACACTTCAGATTTTACTGAATATACATACGATAAATTTGTTGGCTATTTAACTGTTGAAAATAATTATTATTTAAATTTAGATAATAATACTATAGATTCAGAGACAAAGTACAGTGAGTATCTATATAGCGCAAATCCTAGTGGCGAAACTCTTACTGCTGATAATAAAAAGGCATTTGAATGTGCAAAAACAAATTATTATATTATTACAAGTAATTACAATAATGTTATAAGAATTGATATGGAAGAAAAAGGGCTAGAACGCCATACTTACACTAAACTTGGGAATGATAGTATCATAACCTATAAGGCAAAATGGTTTTAATATATGAGTTGGGATCATGATATTAGAAAAATCAATTGTCCCTGTGGTCAAGGAACGATTGAAAGAGAAATAAAAAGTGATGATTGGAATAGAATTGAAGAAGGACCAGTAAAAATTAATTGTTCTAATTGTTCCAAAAAATACAATTTAGTTAGTCTATCTTGTTGGTCTCAAAATAATGGATATTTTACTATTGATTATTTAGTTCCGAAAGAAGTTGATTTATCTGTTAACCGAGAACAAAAATATCAAAGAGTGGATGTTTACGAATTATTTAGAAAAGATTTTGCACACGCTCTAATATGTTCTTATGAATTAGATTGGTTAAAAGAAGCATATGATGAATTGAACAATAAAACAAGTGTAGCAACTTTAAAAGGATATGCTTCATCAATAGCTGATAAGCGAAAGAAATATTTGAAAACTGCAAAATTGAAGGATATAAAATCGGATGTTTTGGTAGCAATAAATGATTATGAAAACTATTTTATAAATAAAAAACAAATTGATGAACAAACTGAGATAGATAGGAAAGCAGAACAAGAATTTAGAGAAAAAGTTAAAATCAATGGAATTATTTTAAATATCTAGGATGTATGTATTATGGGTTTATTAAAGAAAATAGTAAAAGCAGTTGCTCAACCTGCAATAAACAATCATAAGGGAAAAGTAGGAGAAGCTAAAGTTGATTCTAAACTTAATCCTTTAATTTTTGGTAAGGTTGAACATAGACAAATAAACAATCTAATTCTGATGGATGATAATGGAAAAAGCCATCAAATAGATCATATTGAAATCAGGCAAAATGGTATATTTTGTATTGAAACAAAAAACTATATTGGGTGGATTTTTGGAAGTGAAAACCAAGATAAGTGGACTCAATCTCTATATAATGGAGAAAAACATCAGTTTACAAATCCCTTAAAACAAAATAAATCTCATATTTATCATATGAGCAAAGTTTTAGGTAAAAAATATAAAATTAATTCAGTTGTAGTTATGGTTCAAAATAATGCAGATAAGGTTGATTTACCAAATGTAGTAAATCTTGACATTTAAAAGGTTATTTGAAGAATTTTAACGATGGTACAAATTATTCTTTAGAAGAAATGGATGAAATTTATAATACTTTAATAAATGCATCAATAGAAATGAGTAATAAAGAACATGTTCAAAATATAAGACAAACACAATCTGAATTGAGAGAAGGTATTTGCCCTAGATGTGGTGGTAAACTTGTTGAGCGTGAAGGAAAATACGGAAAGTTCTTTGGATGCTCAAATTATCCAGATTGCAAGTTTATTTTAAACAAGAAATAAAGAGGTTTTATCTAATGGATGAAATTTGGAAAGACATTGAAGGCTATGATGGGTTCTATCAAATAAATAATTATGGTAGAGTAAAATCAGTCGAAAGAACAATTACATATATGACCACTAATCAAAGTGGCATTGAATTTGAAACTTCTAAATATTGTCCAGAGAAAATACTTAAGACTGCTAGTTTAAGAGGTTATCAAATAGTTAGTTTAAGAAGAAATTCTAAAAGTAAAACGTATCAAGTGCATAGATTGGTTGCAGAATACTTTATTCCAAATCCTAATAATTATCCTACTGTTAATCATAAGGATGAGAATAAGGCGAATAACAGAGTTGATAATTTAGAATGGTGTACAGTTGAGTACAATTCAAATTATGGAACAAGAAACCAAAGGATTGCTGAAAAGCTAAAAGAAAATGAGAATTTTTATATTCCAGTTCTGTGTTATGACTTAAATAATAACTTTATCAAGAGATATAATAGTGCAGAAGAGGCTGCACAAGAACTTGGTATTTCTGGTAGTGGTATTACTGCTTGTTGTAGAATGTATAGCGGAAGAACATCAGCTGGTGGCTTTAAATGGAAATATGAAAAATCAGATATCAATATTGAAGATATTAATTATGAAGCCCAAAAGAAATTACTTCACCAATTCAATTTGGATGGTAGTTTTGTTCAAACATATGAATCTATATCTGAAGGTGCTAGAGTATTAGGAAAATCAGTTGCTAATTTTTCTAAAGCAGTAAAGAAAGGCTTGGCTTATGGTTTTGTTTGGATTATAGGTGATGACTTTAGTAGAATTGATAAAATTTTGGAAGAATTATATGAGAAGCAACACCATATATATCAGATTGATTCTAAAGGAAAAATAGTAAATAGATTTACATCTGGTTTAGAAGCTGAAAGAGAAACTGGGTTTAATCATTCCAATATCTCATTTGCAATGCATTCAAAAACTAGTGAGGGTAAAATATTTAGAAAAGTAGGAGACTATTATTGGGTTGATATTGAAACTGATCCTAATTATGAAATAGATTTTGATTTCAAAAAAGGACATGGCGAAACAAAAGTTATTCAATGTGATTTAGATGGTAATGAATTAAGAGAATTTGATTCAATAGCTGATGCTCAAGAGTATCTTGGAATGCCAAGAAATAAGATATCTTCTATATATGATTGCTTTAAACCAAATAGCAAGAAGAATAAAGCATATGGATATATTTGGAAGAAAAGATAGATTTGTCAGCATTAATTTAGTTTCAAACCCTTGTTTTAGGACTTTTATCAGCACGAATCTTGCTTCAAGGCATGTTGAGACTGTATGTATGCTTTCGCTAAAATAATTTTTAAAATAAGTCGAGTTAATATAAAGCGATAATGATGGTATCAAAAACAAATTGATGCAATCTTTTTTATGAATAAATTCAATGAATAAACATTAGAAGTTAACTGGATAATTATTTGATTTTATCTACCAATTTATCTACCAGTGTGTCATAATTAAGTTAAAAGAATTAAATTTAATCGAGAGAGTAGGATCTAATAAAACGGGTTATTGGGAAATAAAAGAATAATGGTATTTCTTGAAGACGTATTTTAAAGAAAAAATCCGCGAATGCTTATCACACGTTGAAACAGTCGCATCATTATAAAACAGTAGGGCTATTGGTTAACTATTTGAATTATAATTATATATACGAGGAGGAGAATACAATGTATGCAAAAATAATAACTAAAGAAAACAATATATATTATTCTCCTGTTTTGTTGTTAAAATATAGAGGATTTTCATCTTGGGCTGTTATATTTGATGAATCATTTTCTAAATTGATTAAAATAACATATTGGAACAAAAGGCCAGGAAGATTGTTAGGCCCTAATATTCTTTTAATCAACTATGATTCTAAAAAATATAATATTTTTAAGAATAACCTAAAATCTATATGGAATAAAAAAATTGATTTGTTACGTTGTAAATTTGGAAAATTTTCTAACGAAATGCTTGAATATGCAAAGCAATTTATAAGAAAAGAAATACCTAACGATTTTGTTGAAATTATAACAGAAGATGATTTAAAAGCATTAGATGACTGTTCTGGTGGATTTCATGATGGATATTTACTTGAGATTACAAAAAAAGAAGAGTATGAAGAATTTTTGTTTAATACAACTTGGGGAAATTATATCTTGATTAGAACATCTAATGAAATAGATAATCATATAGCTTTGTATGAAACCATTAATGATAGTAAGTATAAAATTATTAATGACAAAAAAAGAATAGATTTCATTAATATGTTTAATTTTGAAAATGAAGAGATAGAAATGCATCTTTCTGCAAAAGAGATGTTTTATAAACCGTATTTTGAAAAGAAAATCGAAATTAAAGAATTAATAGAATTTGAAGTTAAAGATAATAGGCTTATTATTAATGAAAAAATTATGTTACCATTATCTGAAGAAACTATTATTTTTAGTGATGACCAAGATTATATTAATATGTTTTTTAAAACTAAAGATATTATTTATAATTTAGTGATTGTCAATAGAACTAATGCGATAGACGAACTAATTTTATTGTTGAAAAGTAATAATTATAACGTTTCTGATGTTGATATCTTTGCTTCTGAAAATATAGAGAGAAATGAAAGACTATATATTTATGAATTAAAGCAAACATTTGAAAGGCTTGATAAAATGATAAAAAAGTATAATTCCATTAGTCAACATGATTATATGAAGAAATATGAATATTATCAAGAAACATATAAGTATATAATTTCTTTATTGGATGCAAATCTAATTCAATCTGATTCTAAAAAGAAAAGCTTAAACTATCTTCAAGAAATTTTAGATAATGATGGTCCTGAATATTCATATACAATTAATTTTAGTCCAGTACACGATACAACAGTTATTTATGAAATTGGTGTATGTGTTAGAGGAGTACCTCTTTTAAGAAAAATAAGTGGTTCAACAATAGCAAAAAATAAATGAAAAAAATATGAATCATTTTCCAGAGTCGCCCATCTATGAGCACATTGTCGAAACAGCACATCACTATACTTAAAGCAGTAGGGTTAATAGTTAGTATAAAATTATAGGATTATGTTGGAGGTGTGTTAATGCAAAAAGTAATTCGTTTATCAAGTAAACCAAAAATGATTATAGGTGTAATAACGGATATTCTTTTCGTATCCTTAATTCCACCATTTATATATCTCTTAGTAACAAATTTCAATGTGATTGGTTTGTTGATAATTATAATGATTTATTTATTTGTTATATTTATTTCTGTTTTCAATTATAATAAAAGAATAATTATTAATGATAATTATTTTATATTTGTGGAAATTAAAAGGACAAGAATATCAAAAGATGAGATAACTAGTATAAGTATGAAAAGATTTATAGTAATCACTACAAATAGAAAAAACTATAGATTCAGTGGATATACTTTTTTGACATCAATTGATGAAAGCAAAAACGAAGAATTGGTTAAAGAACTAAATGAATTGTTAAAAAAATAGAATACTTATTATTGACACATTAAATCCGAGTGGAAATATTGTTTATGGAACAATTCCTGAAGATATCTTTTCATACGCAAAAGAAAGAGAACTACTGAAAATTGGATACAAGTCACTATACCATTTATTTTTATTAATGTAGTTGATTATCAAATCGAAGCAAAAGTGGTGAAAAAGTGGTTGATAAATTATTTAATAAATCACAAATAGAAATATTAAAACAGTTGCGTAATAATCCGAATATTATAATATCTTTTCGGTTTTAGCGTTATTACTAATTGATATATTACTATGGCCAAGAACTATATCTGTTTTAAATGTTACAAGTACGACCACGATTCATGTTGAGACGGTATGCTCGTTATATTTGTCTTCGAAATAAGTATTTTAATTCTTTCTATTGCTGTTGAATAAATTTAAAATAACCGAAAAAAACATAGAATTCTATGAAAAAAGGCATTACATAAATTGACAATATATATTAAAAATGTTAAACTATAATCGAAAAAAACATAGAATTCTATGAAAAAGGAGAAAGTGCATGATTGAAAGAAATGTTTATTTATCTAAATTGATTTCATCAAAAGGAAACGGTTTTCCAAAAATAATAACAGGTGTACGAAGATGTGGAAAATCATACTTGTTAAAAGAAATATTTAAAAAACATTTGCTAGGTGAGGGTGTATCAGAAGACAATATTATAATTGTTGAGCTTGATGATTTAAAGAATGTAAAATATAGAAATCCAATAGAACTAGATAAATATATAAGGAATAAATGTAATGTTAATACAATTAATTATGTGTTTATAGATGAGGTACAACTAGTAACAACAATTGTTAATCCAATTTTTACAAATGGAGAATATGTTATTGCTAAAAAAGACGATAAAGATGTTATTTCTTTTGTAGAAGTAGTATTAGGATTATCTAGAGAAAAATATATTGATTTATATGCTACTGGCTCTAACTCTAAGATGTTATCATCTGATGTAATTACAGAATTTAGGGATAAAGCAACAAATATTTCTTTATATCCACTCTCTTTTGAAGAATTTTCAAATTATAAAAATAGTAGATCTTCTGATACTGTATTTGAATATATGAGATATGGAGGTATGCCTCTTGCAGTATTAAAAGATATTAATGATAAAAAAGATTACTTAAAGGGATTATTTGAAACAACATATTTTAAAGACATTTTAGAGCATAATAAATTAGAAAAAACAGAAGCTCTTGATTCACTATGTAATATTATAAGTGAAGGTACAGGACAACTCTTTAATTCGCAAAAAATAGCTGATACATATAAGAGCGTGACAAAAGACAGCATAGATAAAGACACTGTAAAGAAATATATTGATTATTTTGTTGATGCATTTATTTTAAGAGAAGCAACACGTTATGATGTAAAAGGAAATAATGAAATTGGAGCTCTAAGAAAGTATTTCTTTGTTGATAATGGCTTGAGAAACGCAAGACTTAATTTTGCTTATGATGATGAAGGACAAATGCTTGAAAATATGGTATATAATGAATTGCTTTACAATGGTTATACTGTTAATGTAGGAACATTTGAAAAATATGAAAAAAATAAAAATGGCGAAAGCGTTAGAAAAACATATGAAATTGATTTTGTGGCACAACGTGGAATAAAAAAATACTACATACAAGTTGCTAGCGACATCTCAAATGCAGAAACTAAAGCAAGGGAACTTAAACCTTTCTTTGCATTAAAAGATTCAATTCAAAAAATAATCGTAATTAATAAGCCACTAGAAGAGTCATTAGATTTAAATGGTTTTACTGTGATAGGAATAGCAGACTTTTTATTGAGGTTTATTAAATAGATAACATGAGATATCTTATCATATTAAATTAGAAAGTGATAAGATAAATGAGGAAAACAATAAATGGTTAGAGGAGCATTAAAGGACGATTTGAATCAATTACTTGAGCTTTATAAATTTCTACATAATGACGAAAAGTTTGACAATATAGAGCATTTAAAAGATGTATGGGAAGAAATTTTTAATGATAAGAATCATCATATTATTGTATATGAAGAAGATGGTAAAATAGTTTCTTCATGTGTATGTGTTATTATTCCTAATTTAACAAGGAATGCAAGACCATATGCATTTGTTGAAAATGTAGTAACACATATTGATTATAGAAATAAGGGATACGCAACAAGTTGTCTTAATTATGCAAAAGAAATAGCAATTAATAATAATTGTTATAAGATGATGTTATTAACTGGTTCAAAACGACAAACTACCTTAGATTTCTATAAAAATGCTAGTTATAATAGCAATGATAAAACAGCGTTTATTCAGTGGCTTAAATAG